TCATAATCCGCGTGTCGGGGGTTCAAGTCCCTCCTCGGCTACCAATAAAATCAAGGGGTTACGGACCAGTTCCGGCCCCTTGTTTTTATGGTTTTCCAAGATTTTCCGAACGGTTTTCCAAAATTGGCGGTTCAGGTAGCGGCATCCAGTGGGTTGCTTTACCGTTCCTGCGATCCAAGGCACATCCGTCAACTGTGATCCATTGATACGGAAGGACTTGGTCGCATCCATATCTATCTCCCCAATTTGCTTTTGATGGCTTGCCCCATCGACAGTTTGGTACACGGCGCGATCCGGGACCGCTTACCCAAATGTCAATAAGAGAATCATCCTTGGGCGCAGTCTCAATCGGCTGCCAATCCATTCACTCGCCCGCCTGTGCGCCTTCAACCTTGTCGGCGGCCTCAACGATATGGTCATCTACCGGCAAATAACGCGGCCTGTTGTCGAGAACTCCAGTTTCATATGCCTCGTTAATCGCCTTCTCGATAGCAGCAAGCATTTCTGCGTCGCCTTCTTCGCGTGGAAATCCGATATGCGCATGACAGGCTTCCAGCGTGTCGACTAAGCTGCACATCATCGGCTCGACATCTTTCCGGCTGTACCAGAAGCCTGCTGATATTTGTTCTGTCATTTCATGTAATTCCTGAAATTGCACGTCCGGCAAACAAAAGTATAGTTTCCTTTGTCTGAATAAAGGTCATGGTGCTTCTTGTGGAACAATTGACACCAAACAAGTTTAAGCCATCCCATTCACTCACCCTTCCTCTGCAAAAGTCTGATCCCTTCCGACGCTCTCTTGCGTCTATCAGCGGTTTTCGAATACTTCTCGGACATGGCCGCAGTCTTGTGACCCAATACCGCCATGATGGTTCTGGTGTCTGCCCCTGCGTCGGCAAGGGCCGTTCCGACGGTATGCCGCAACCCGTGGAACGTGAGGTTTTCACCGATCTCGCCAGCCTCACGCAGCGGCAAAATTACCTGAGATCGGAACGATGCGCGGAATCCGGATTCCGTCCAGCTTTTGCCCCGCGTGTTGACGCAGATGATGGTGCCTTTGCGCGGCGTTGTATCAAGTATCGCCTTCAACACATCCTGCACCGGCACCCAATGTGGTTCATCCGTCTTGCCTTGATTGATGTTGACCGCTGATCCGTCATAAGCGGACCACGGCAGCCGGACCACATCACCCTCACGTAGCCCGGTGAATGCACCCAACGCTATGACAGTGCGCAAGTGCTCCGGGGCAAACTCCAAAACAGCCTTTAATTCTCCCGCCGTCCATGGCCGGTTAACTTCCGGCTCTCCCTTTGGCTTTTTGATCGGCTTGATTCCGTCTGTCGGGTTGGGTCCAAGTTCGAACTTCACCTTGCCCCAATTCCAGCACAGAGAAATCACGGCCATCGTGTAATTGGCAAACCGGCGCTTGCGGTTCTGGAATGTCAGATCGCGAAGGCGTGCCATCTTTGGAGCGGTGAATGTGTCCAGGCGTTCATTCTTGGCCCGCTCCATGTACTGGAACACATCCATGTAGTCTTTCTTGGTGCGCGGTTTCAGCGCCTGCCATTCCGGGCTTTTGCGGTAATTCTCGACCAGCCAGCCCCATGTGCCTTTGATGGCCCCGGTTTTGGTGTCAATGCTGGCTGCCATTTCGTCAAGTCTGGCAACCTCGGCCGCAAATGCCGCCGTATTCGGTTTGGCGTCTATACGCTTGCCCGTGGCGCGGTGATAGTAATACAGCCGCCCCTTGGCCTTAACGCGCTTGATGCCCTTTAGCCTGATCGTTACCACCGAACTTGTTCTCCACCCAATCGCCAGACACAGCACCGGAATTCAGATCGTCAAGATACTTGTCGATAGCGGCCCTGTCATACAATACCCTTTTGCCATATGGCGTCGGCTCGACCGGGATATAACGCCGCATTGTTTCCGGCGACATACCGAGATAAGCGGCGGCCTGATCCGGCGACATGAGGCGCGGCCAGTTCGGTAGCGGTGCAAGATCAGCTACTTTTGCGACCATTCACACCTCCACCAGTTCGTCGGGGATTTCGATTTCGTCATTACCGTTCTCTGTCATGCACACAGCATGGCAAATCGCTATCTTGGCATCACGGTTTGGCTGAGCCACGACAGTGTAATCGTCATCATCACCAGTGTACTCACACGAAACCAAGAACTTGCCTTCAGCGTATCGCCGAAGGTCTTTGATCGTCAGGCTGAATTCATCAATCAGAATCCCGGTGTGAGCCCAGTTGCATGACGGCTCGAAAACTTTTTCGTTTTTCCCTAGGCAGCAATCTTCTGCGGAGATAAACCAATTATCTCGGCCATATATGTCTCGATGAAAGGCCCAAGTGATAACCTTGTCATTTCGCTTAAATTCACGAGATGGAGCGCCATACAAAACACTCGCAACTGCCCAATCAAGCGCCCGGCCTTCAAGTTCTGATACCTTTACGATCATCACTCACCCTCCACGCCAAAGCCAACTGATTTGACGGCGGCGATCATGCGATCTATCGCTTCTTTCGCAATAACCTTCGCCGCCAACCTCTGCCCATCTTGAGCATCAGAAACGGTTCTCCACAAATGTGGCTCCGCTGCTCGTGACATTATTTCGATCTGCTCGCGGGTGAGTTTGCATTCTGATGCATGAATTGCATCCGATGACATTGCATTTGCGAACGAATAGCCGACGTATACAACGTCACCATCATCCACAGGCACCACGGCCAGCTTCATTTCAGTCATGCCGCCCTCGCTTTGATGAAATCATCGACGTTGATCAGGTGAGGGCGGGACGAGACAGCCCAGACCCACGGGTTGGCTGTCCAGCTTTCCGGTCCGTTGATTGAGGTCCACAAAGTTTTATAGCTGTCGTATGCAGTGGCGCAGCATTGGGTACATGGCATTATGTAATCGCGCCATCCGTCCGTATCGCGCAAGACGCCCTCCGCTATGGCGTCTTCCTCGCTGATGCTTTGCAAGCGTTCAACCCGGATATCGGTAATTTCGAGGGTGAGGCGGCTGGCCCATCGGGGCATGTGGATACCGGGGCGCGGCTTTTCCCAATCGCCAGACGATGGTGAACCATCAGCCCAGTACCAAGTTTCAGGGATCAGTGAGACAAGGCGTCTGCCGTTCTGCATCAACAATCTGTCAGACGGCTTGGTGTCGGAAAGCCAGTATTCACCGCTCCATGTCTCCCGCACATAGAGAAGATCGCCGGGCTTGCCGTAGGGGCAGCGCATAGGATGCCAAATTTCATCTAACGGTTCACCGCGACTTTCCAAAGTCCAGTTTGACCATGTGGTTTCCCACTGCCCCCATTCGCCGTCTTCATTTTGTTCAGGCGGTTTGATGTCGAGTACGTTGCAGATACGGGTCGCAGGCTGCTGCTTTATGATACGCCGTGTCTGCGTCTTACCGGTCCCCGGCGCTTTGATCTCGCGCAGCGTGGCCAGCACCATCGGGGCAGACATAAGTATGGGCTTTACGTTATAATTCATCAGTTCGATTCCTGTTACTTTACGGTGCGGGGTTGAACGGGCGCTGGCGAGGTTGCCGCCTTGTCAGCGCCGCTTGTTTATTCCGGCTTCCATTCCCTAGCTATCTTCTTGATCATCTTCTTGCGCCCTTGTTCAACAACCGATGGCGCAACCACGGAATGAACAAGGCAAACAGTCAGGGATTTCGATATCAGTTCGTACCGGTCAAGAGACTTCTGGTCGAAGCACCCTTCAAGCTGTTCTGCGATTGATGGCCCAAAAGCGCTAATCTCGATCTCGGTTGGCAACTCTTTGAAGGCCATCACGCCATCTCCTGCTTATCGAGTTCGACAATCCGGTTAGTCATCACTGTCTCCTAGCATTTCATTGACGCGGGCATTCAAATCTTCGCTGTTCACACCGGGCAGAATGTCGGAGCAGACAACCTCAATCGCTCGTTCGAAAAATTCCCTGAAATCGGTCTGGCTCATTTTTGCAAAGCTGATTGATTTCGGTATCTCGACAATGCCCTGTGCTGTTTTCACGACATCGACATGCCCGCAGCGAATCTTGATTAGGCTGCTGATCAATTCAGCCGGCCGGTCAAGCTGTTCGGCAACAGCCCCGCACAAGGCCCAATAAAGCCTGTGCATGCGGACATTGCGCGGTTTGCTGATTTTGGCGCGGTAGACGCGACCCACTTCAAGGTCAGCGAAATATGCCTGTGTCATGGCATTATCGGCGATCAATCCTTGCGGAACACGGCGGACCATAAGATCAGACATTTTGCATACCCTCCGAAATCATCCACTGGTCGCGCACCCAAACCAGAAGGTTACGACCGATCAGTTTGTTGAAATCTTCCCGGCTCATGGCGTGAACCGCCTGCGGTCCGGTTCTGTGGTGCGACGGACACAACGGAGCGATTTGCGTGTGGTCACGTTTGCCGCCGGGTCCGTCCTTAACGTGATGCAGTTCAACCGGGCGCATTCCGCAGACAAGGCAGGGCATCTTTGCCAGCCGGTCAGCGTGACGCTTTTCGGCTGCGTTCATCGGTCTGGCGCGGACATCGCGGATACGGCCATGCTTGGGGCATTTCGGGATCATCGCTTGTACCCCAAGAAGTTCAGCCGGTTCGAAACGGCGGTACGCATCATCTGAATGACTTGCGGGTTCATCGTTTCGATTTCCGCCTTGTTCATCCGCGAGATATGCATGACCTGTTCGATTGTTCCGGCCTGCTCGATGGCCGCACAGAACGCGACGCGAAATTCGTCTTGACCGGTGACGTAAACGGAGTAGGTCATTCCAGCCCCTTTATGACTTCATAGACTTCCTCCGCCTTGGCTCGAACAACGCCTATCGTTTGACGAAGTGCGACCTGAAAGCCCGGATCGGCATGTTGCCGGATCACAAATGGTGGCAGGTCGCGATGGAAGAACAGAAGGTCGCACCATTGACGACCGCAAATCATCATCTGTCCCTGTGTCTGCGCGACGTAAGTTGATGGGCATCTTTCATTCTTGCGCCAGAACAACGCGGTCTCGACAAAGTTTTCAGCCTTGAGACACTTGATTTCGAGCATCCCATCGTCACCGACAAGGCCGTCTGGGCTACACCCCATCGTGACATCATCGTCGGTCACAAAGCCGATCTCTGTCACATCGGCCAGACGCGACAGGCTATAGAACTCACGTGCCAACGGTTCGGTTTCGTGTCCATTTTCAGTCCACTTGTTGCCGGACCATGCGTCGACCGGGGCACCGTGATATTTTTCAGCGGCCAGCTTATAGGCGTATTTATCTGCCTGTGCCGATGGTTCGCCTTTGGATGTCACCAGCTTTGAGAATTCAGAAGCTGTTGGCAACCCGGCGCGAAGCCGGTGCCATTCATCGGTGCCTTGTTCGATGTTGTGTGCGATCATTTCGGAATCCCCTGCATTGCTTTGGCAGCACGCATTGCGTCATTAAAACGTGCAGCAGGAATTTGACCGAGGTGATCGACCTTGAATTTTGCCTTGAAATTGTTGACGGCAGATACGCCGCCTTTATCCATCAGGATCGAGGTAAGCTGTTCTGCTTCATCGCTGGTCACACGCATCGACGGGATTGCTGCACCATCATCGTCCATATCCTGTGCGGCAAGTCCGGTAGCAGCCAGGAATGTGTATCGCTGCAAATACATCACAGCAGACCCGACCGCCTGAATATTGTTTTTGCCGCCGCTATCATCACGACCAGATTGCAGTGTGGTGTGCTCGCTGTGACCTTCCTCGTGCGTTACGATGCAGGTAACGCGGATCAATCCGCCTTCAAGCTGTTCGGTCTCCCATGTGTGGGAAAGGCCAAATTCTGACATGACCGGGCATACCGTTTCGACGATATGATCAAGCGTTGCATGGGTGTATTCGGTCTTTTTCCCATCTCTGTTTTCGAACGAAACCTTGCGGTTTTTATATATCTTGGGGCATCCTTTTTTGAATGCGGCCATCGCCCGCACATAGGCTTTGCGCGCCTTGCGGTCCTCGTATTCGTTCTGCATCTGCATAAGCGCACGCATCGTGTCGCTGTTAACACCGGCAGACAGGGCGTTGTTGATCACTTGAAGCGGACTCAGTGCTTCACTGTGCGCCGCGACCTGCCGACTTTCGGCCGCAACGATATCTTGTGATTTGGTTTCTTCGGTCATAACTGGTTCCTCTTTGATATCCGGATACAGCCCCGGTTCGGTGATCTGGGTCATTGAATGCCTCCACGTACTTCGATGACCTTGCCGAGGCAGAAGGCAATCGACATGGATGTGCCGAATTCTTCGCGCTGCGGTGCAAGGTATGTGCTGCGGTTGCCCCAAGGTTTGGAGACGGAATCACCCCATGCGGTCGAAACAAACGGTTCGCCACCTGATTTCGGGTGAACGAAAACCGAAAGTTCGCCCTGCTGCGGGCAAATGTCGGTGGTATCAAAAATCACCAGCTTGCCGCCAATCAGCATCGCGGCCATGCCGTTGCGGGTCAGGCCGGTTTCGGCAAGATCGGTTCCACGTGAAACAGGCGATGGCAGTGAGCGGCGATGCTCACGCACCTTGACCGGCTTTTCGGTTTCGATGGCGGGAATATCGATCCCTTTGAATTCGAGGCGGGCCAGCAGGGAAACCACATCAGCGAAATGCTGCGCTGGAACATCCTTGTAGCTGCATCCGAATTTCTTCTTGATCGCCGACCAGCACTTGACGGCAACCGCACCGCGCTGCTGCTTCGGTGCTGCCTCGGTGCGGGCACGGACCATCGCCTTGATTTCGTCCTGCTGCTCAATGGTCAGGCCACCGGTGACGGTGGTGCGGGTTTGTTCGTGGCGGAAAGTGCCATGGCGGACAGCAAGGAAAACCGAAATGAGTTCCTGACGGACTTCTGCAGCTTTATCGGTTCTGGCAAACATGCACAGCAAAAGAGATTGTGCTTCGTTGAGCCAGTATTCCTGAACATTGATCGTTCCGCCTTGCGGTCGCTTAACCAGCGCCCCACGGCGGGGCGCTGCGCCGTACGCCTGCAATTCCTTGATGTTGCGCTCGATCAGATCACGAACCTTGCGGGCGCGATCAAATCCAAGGCGTTCCCCCAGACGGGCATCACGAATACGCGGTTCATCTTTGGTGATTTTGGTGTTGAGATCGGAGACGGACAGAGTCCGGGTGCTCGAATTGGTCATAACAGACCTCCACTTGATCGGTTTTTGAACCTGATCACCGGAGGTTCCAATCTCTGGTGATCGGACGTACAGGGTTGGAACTACCGCCAAGTGGAAGCGGCCCGCTTTCGCGGCCCCATACGCCCGACCATAAGAAAAACCGCTGCCAGATAGGCGCGGTTTCGAGCGCCACTTGATATGCGGGGTTCCAATCCCGGCCAGCGAATTTGCGCTGACGTGGGAAAGATTACGCGTGCGGGTTGCCGTTGTCAAGCAGGTCATGACCGCACCTCGCGGCGATGCGCCCACCACTTCCGCAGCGGACGGGTCAGGCGGTGATAGAGGGCGGTCATTGTTCACCGTCCATGCGGGCGCGGGTTTCGTTGACGTGCTTCACATAGGCCGGACGCCAACGGAAATATGGCTCGGTGATATGCTGCCGGACGTTGGCTTTGGTGAGTTGAATTGTCCCCATCCGGCGACCGCCAGACATCCAAGCGCAAGACGCGACTGGTTCGTCATCCGGCCAAAGGAACCCTTCCAAAAGGTCTTTGCGGGTTGCGAGAACAGTAACCATCATGCATTCCCCTTCATAATCCGGTTAGAATTGACGTGGCACGCGGTGCGGGCCAGTTGCACGGTCAGCGGGTGCCGGATGCGCTGCAGCCAGATGTCCTCGCTGATCTGGTGCATCACGGCCATGCGCTGCGCCGGGTCATCGGTGGTCAGAAGGTCAGTCGACCGTTGCCAGACGACACGTGCCTCGATTGCGGTGCGGTTCGAGCAGATGTTTCCGTGTGTCATTTCAGCCCCACATCGAACCATTGCAGGTCCATAGCGTTCAGGATTTCGGAGCCGAAATATCCGACGGTAAAGCTGAGAACGAACAACGGGCCAACGATGGCAAAGAAGCGGATCGCGTCGTGCTTCCAGTGAAGTTCCGGCTCCCATTTAGGTTTGGTATCTTCGGTCTTTTCCTTGAACGACCACCCCATGCGACCAAGCGTTTCGATATCAAGCCCGATCTTTCCGAGGTCTTCGGCGTCACGGTATTTGCGGCAGGCTTCTTCGGGGGTCATGGCTTTGCCTCCGCTTTGGCGATGGCTGCAACTGCATGGCTGTACCAAGTTGCGGGGTGCGTCGGTTTTGCATCATTCTCCCAGCAAACTTTCATGCCTTTGACGATGCGCAATAACTCGTCCCGCTGCTCCAAAAGCTGGCGCGGCGTTAGGCCGGTTTCGTTGGCTACGTTTCCAGCCTCGGCGATAAGGTCAGCGTTCTCTTTGGCATTTGGTTTCTTGTAAAAATCATTGCTGTTTTTCTTGTGATACATGTCGCAGATATTATCGCCGCAATCGTTATCGACCCAAACCAACCCGGCATCAGTTTCAAAAACGCTCCACTCACCCTTGGTAATCTTCAACTCGCTCATAACCTGCTCCTTACTGATTCTCATGACAGCGCACCCGCAGATGCGCTGCGGTGAGGGTCAGTCTTCAACTTCCGTGATTTTTCCGTCTGTCAGCATGTACCAGGTGTCCGCTTTCAGTCCGCGTTTCCCGATAATTCCAGTGACGAATTTCAACGGATTGCCATTATCGTCATAGTGAACCAGCGCGATTGGCGTACCCAATGCCCCCTTGACTTTTGAACCGCGTCCAAGGGAGGCGCTGACGCCGTTATCGCCCATGGTTTGATCACTAGAATTATCCCCGGTGCTGGCGTTGCGGGCGTCATCCCCGGTGCTGGCGTTGTGGGCGTAATTCCCGGTGCTGGCGTTGTGGGCGTAATTCCCGGTGCTGGCGTTGTGGGCGTAATTCCCGGTGCTGGCGTTGCGGGCGTCATCCCCGGTGCTGGCGTTGTGGGCGTAATTCCCGGTGCTGGCGTTGTGGGCGCGATACCCGGTGCTGGCGTTGTGGGCGCGATACCCGGTGCTGGCGTTGCGGGCGTAATTCCCGGTGCTGGCGTTGTGGGCGTCATCCCCGGTGCTGGCGTTGTGGGCGTAATTCCCGGTGCTGGCGTTGTGGGCGTCATCCCCGGTGCTGGCGTTGTGGGCGTAATTCCCGGTGCTGGCGTTGTGGGCGTAATTCCCGGTGCTGGCGTCTTTTTTGCTAATCAGGTCTTTGAACCAACCAGAGATATGCCAATTGACCGAAACCTTTATGAAATCGCAAAGGCTGAGTTCGGCTTTGATGTTCAGCTTGGAAGAGACGCTTTTCTTGTCGTCGTTCCTGACATCACCATCCATCTCGACAACAGCGAAACGATTGCCGTTCTCGATAGGGTAAAAATCAAGAACATCGCTCGGATTCTGACAGGCATGGAAGCCGCTGCCACACATTTCGACCGGGCCATCATGCTCGAACGATTTGCCGACTTCGTACTGAAATCCACGGCATTTCAGGTCTTTGTCAAATCCCTTGTAGGCAATAATAGGCCCTGTCATCACACATCCTTTCGATTGAACTGAATCTCATGACTGCATCGGAATCCCGGTGCAGCGGTGAAGTTCAGGCAGCCCCACCCAAAAAATGCGGGCTGGCGATTAGCATCAGGGAATGGCGGTCTGAGTGATCCGTCGGGCGCGGTTCAAAACCTTCGATATCAATGCGGCCGGCGGCGAAATCCTTGGTCACATCTGCGTCGATCAGCGCGGCCATCTGCTCGGTCGGCTCAACAGAATCAAAGCAGTTCAGGCGCGTTGACCACAGCGATACCTCCGCATCCTCGACGACGACATCACCGTTCCGATCAACCGAAACACGGCATGAGTAATCGATATCCGGGATAACCAGATCGTCACGGACAGGGATGTTGATTGTTCCGGTGTGGTAGGTCATGGCTTGACCTCCCGTGCTGCAAGCATGGCGTCTGCCTGCATGAACCGAACACGAGCAATCGCCTTTGCTTCCAGTTCAAGTCTGCGTGCAATCTTGGCGACTTCGGTTGGCAAACTCATCCATGAAGTGAATTCTATCTCAGTGATGCGTTCATCCCGTTCAAGCGTTGGATGCAAGGCGAATATCTCCAGCACCGTGTCATCCATGGCCCGAATGCACTTGACCAAACGGTCATCCTCTTGGCAATTGCCAGCAAACCAGTCGCGCAACGACATGCCGGGATCGGCATACTGAAAATCAGGTTGAACGCTGTTTGGAAAAGCCGGGCCACCATCATTGATCTCGCTCATGACTTTTCCCCTGTCCCAGAGAACAGCGCACGAGCCTCTTTCTTCGCCCGCCTGTCACATTGCTCATTGACCCATGACCGTGCATGCCGTCCGCCCTGATGGCCTTTGACATGACGCAGGTATACAACATCGCAATGCTTTAAAGCGGCACCGATCCGGTCAATCGGCTCTTTCGCTTCCTGCGGAATTGTTGCCGCCCGTTTGATATCAGCGCCGCCATGTTTGCGGATTGATGCCCAACTGTTAGGGAGTTCGGCATTCAGCATTTGGAGGGCATGTAGGCTGTCAGACTGCAGGATGATTGACTTGTCCGCTTCGGACATATATTCGCCATCGACAAGCTGCTCGATAAACAGCGCCAAGGCCCAAAGTTCAACTATGCTGCTGTCCTTGCTGAACTTCGCAGGACCACCAGCGAGGATGGGATCGCGATCATCGCCGCGCGCCCAACCACCCCAACCGGATGCCATTTCATCAACGTAAATGCTGGCGTCGGCAAAAATGGTCAGCGATGGTTTTGAATGTTCAATCGTCCTCATGACGCACCGCCTTCGGCTTTGGCGATGGCTTCATTCTTGGTATCTTGAATGGATTGGATGTTAACCAAGTAATAGATTGCTGCTTCAATCTCTTCTGGTGTTAGGTCTTGCTGATTCCGCTCTTTGCGAACATCGCTCACGACCCCAACCCTGAATATTGTGTTTCCATGGCGCGGTCCGAAACCGTAACCATGGTCTGATCTCTGCCCGTGCCACGCGTCGTAGTGCTTTGTCCCAAAATAGTAATTCCACAAATCACCATAGATAGGTCGAATTGGTTTGCCGGTTGACAGGGATTTTATCGCATCATCAATTACTGATTGACGGTCCTTACCTGCCTTATCGTAGCTTCCGTCTACAAAAATAATCGTCTCTGCCAGACCAATTTTGTTGAGGTCTAGGCCGCGCTCTTCCGCGATAAGAACCTTTGCGCGCTTCGTAATATCGCCAAGAATACGCTTCTCTTCTGATGCTGCTCGCTCACGATGCTCCCTAAGCTGCACCTTGAGATCGCTCATTTCGCGCGCCGCCTTTGTCAGGGACATTGGGGAATCATTGCTGGCTAGTTCAAGGACTTCTGTCATCACATCCTCACATTTTGCAGAACCGTCCGGTTTGTGGTGTTGGGCCGGTTCTCGTGTTTGGTGTGAGAATACTAATTTTATTTGTGGCACACGTCAACAAGAAAAATTAGTAATTTAGTATGTGGTTCAATTTAAAAGATTTTCAGCGAATCTGGAGCGGGAAGGAGAGGGGCTGCGGCGTTGAAACACACCCTAACGGGTAGTTGTTTTTATCATGATCAACTATCAATATACTAATGTACCGCCGCAAAAGGCGGGAAGGCTTTCGCCGCGAGCTGGACCCTCGCACCATGTCAATTCACGGTATCCCGCCGACCACGCGTGGTCTGGCAGAATACTTAATACGGGGCTATGCATTGGTATAGTCCCCATATGGGGAGGGTCAACTAATGCGATTTGGGGATCTGTTATTTGATCGGGCAATAGTGTGCGCAAACGACGCGCTTGACGGGCGCTATCGTGCAGGGGAAACGCTGCTTTTGGTTTATGGTTTATCGGAAAAGTATCGATATGCCGCTGTTTTGGGGGCCGACGGCAGCCAGTGGATCGGCCTTAGTGCCGAAGCGATGGAAATAACCGGGGAAAGGTATTCGATAATTGCCTGTTGCTACAGCGCTCTTTGTCCGACGATCTTATACAGGTGACGGATATCTTCACGTTTCACGCTGGATTCGGTTTCGTCATTCCTGGCCAATAGCTCGATAGCATCAGATTTGATCGCTAAAAGTTGGCGGGGGATGGCGAAGCTGTTTTGATCGACCACCAGAACATAGTCACCGATCTGTGGTGGCTGAACGGGATCAATCCAAAGCATTTCACCATGATCAAATCGCGGCGACATGGATTCGCCAATCATGAACACAGCGAACCCGCGATTGTTGCCGATCAGCATTGGCGGGCGACCTGTGAAGGATTGAGGGGTCTCTGTATCCAGTGTTATGCCATCCATCCCGGCCGGCGTTCCGTAAACAGGCAGGTCGTTTATGGATGCGGCAAGCAGGTCATCGCGCGCCACCGGCTTTGCGGGGTATGCTGCAAAAAGTTCCGATTGGGCCACGGTTCGGGGGCGCGTCATTTCTTCTGGGGCGCTGTCTCCGCCTTGTGATCCGTAACGCAGCCATGCCTCGTTTACGCCAAGGGCCTTTGCAATCTTGCCAAGGTTGCGCGGGTTTTTCGTCGTGCCGTTTGCGATGAAGTTAATAGCCTGTTGGCTCGCGCCGACCATTTCAGCCAATCGCGATTCTGATATGCCCCGATCTTTGAGGGCGTTTTTCAAGCGTTCACCTAGCGTTTTCATGGCTTTTTGTATGCCACAACAAGGGTCGGTGGTATCGACAAGATTTTCTGGTTGACTGATACTAACAAAATTAGTAATCATATTTGTATCAACTAGGAGATTTGGTTCATGGCGTTTCATACCGAAGGGCTCCAGCAGGCGATTGAGATTGCCGGGTCGCAGGAAAAGCTTGGTGAGCTTGTTGGGAAGTCCCAGCAAACCATCAGTTTTCACCTCCGTGCTGACGAGTTGCCGTTTCGGCTGGCCCGTAAAATCCAAGAAAAAACTGGTGTTCCCTTATCAAAGCTAATCCCCGGCATTGCTGAGGTTGACGAGCTGACAGGGTCGAACGCCGCCTAAGAATTCCCGGCGCAATGCACAACCGCCGGGCGTCCGCCAGCCGTCGGTTAACGGTTAGCTATCTGGAACCCTGCCTGATAGCGCGATGACCTCCCTGAAACTTGCCCCGGTGGGCGACCAAACCCACCGGGGACTTTTCGGAGCGGAGAAGTCCGGGGAGCAACCGGACGAACAGACCATAACCGACTGACGGAACAACGTCTTTTACAATCGGAGCGAGATTTTCCAATGACAAAGCCACGCCAGCCCAACAGTGAATACAGCGCCGCCTCGTTTTGTGTTGGTGTGCTGTCATCGGATGAAATCCTTGCCGCAACTGGCAAAAGCGTTTCGATGCTGCGCCGGGCCAGCGATCCCGATGATCCCGCCGTTGAAATCCGGCTGCGTGATGCGGTTGATCTTGATGTGGCGCTGGTGGTTGCCGGACATGATCCGAAGTTCTTTGATGCCTATCGCAACATGCTTGAAAGCCGGGTTGTTCTCAATGCCGGGCATGAAGTCGGCAATCTTCTGGAACGCGTCGCGGATTCCGTATCGGGCCTTGGCCGTCTCAGTGACGAAATTCGCGCCGCACTGGACCCGCAAGGTCCGGGTGGTGCGCAGGTTATTCCCCATGAATGCGATCTGGTCAGCCGCGCCATTAGCGAGGCGATGGAAGGCCTTGAACTGATGCAGCGTGACGTCGATGCGCTGCGTGAACAGTCAAAAACCAACATCCACACCCTCAACAAGAAGGAAGCGAGCTGATGGGATACCCAGTGTATCTGAAATACCCACTCACCGAAAAGCTGGTTGATGAGATCAGCGACGAATTGAGCAGGGCCCTTTCCAAGTTTCCGACATGGCCGACTGATCCACTGCATGCAGTTTCCGTGCTTGGTGAAGAATACGGTGAATTGCAGCAGGCGATTCTTCAATCGGTTTACGAGCCGGGAAAGAAAACACCTGATGACGTTCGAAATGAAGCAATTCAGACCGCAGCAATGGCGATCCGCTTTGCCATCAGTCTTGGCGATTACGAATACAAACAAAGCCCGCAGCACAAACAGTAACCCCAAAACAGGAGGTCGCTATGTCGATCAACGACCCTCCGGACCACGCAAACCGCCATCACCACCGGCCTATGGGGCCGACCCGGTGATCAAGTCCCCCACAGCAAGCCCCTTACCCCTGCGTGAAGCCGGGGTGGGGCGTTTGGGGTAGGTGCGGCGGCGTGGAAATCGCAGACACGCAAAACAAGAAATACGCCGGAGATAGGTGCCGGGGAAGGAAATCCGTTGCATTGGGGCTTCTTGGTTCGTGCCTCGTGTAGTGACAGATGGGATCCGTTGCCCATTGCGCCGGAAGTAGCGACCGGCCCGCACCACCCGCCGAGTTTGGCGGGCAACGAGCAAACCAACCCCGTCACCGGCTTGAAGGCTGGTGCGGGGTTAAGGGGTCGAGCGGCTCAACGCTCAAACACCCCACCCAGCCGGGGACGGTTCCCCCTTACGTCCCCGGCAGCTTTTTAATGTTGAGGCACGCATGAAACGTCGAAACCCGGAAGAGATAATACACAGGGCGATTGCCGATTATCTCATGCTGTGCCTGCCAAGGAATCTGGTGTGGTTTCACGTGCCGAATGGGGGCGCACGATCAAAAGCCGAAGCCGGAATATTCAAGGCTCTTGGTGTGAAGGCAGGTACGCCCGATCTGGTGTTCATCCTGCCCGGTGGTCGCGCCGCCTTTGCCGAGATCAAAGGACCGAATGGCCGTCTTTCACCATCGCAAAAAGCCTTCAAAGAGGATGTCGAGGAACTCGGCTGTTCTTGGGTTGAAGTCAAATCAATCGATGACATGAAGGCGGCGCTTCAAAGCTGGGGAGTACTGAAATGACCCTCGACCCAATCGAAGAAATCGAACTCGAACGCAGCCTGCAACGTGAGTGGGTGCGTTTGGCCAAACTCAGCGGTGACACGCAGAAGATTGCCGATGAACGCGCCAAGATGCGGCTGGTGACTCTTGCGGCACTTCGGGCCGAGGTTGCGGCTGGTCGTGTCGGCAAAGCCGATCCTGAATATGTGAATGCGGGGAGGGTGTGATGGAACGTGTTGCATTGCTTGAAATCTATCTGACCAAGGAACAGCAGAAGCAGGTCAAACGCATGATCAGCAATGTTCCGGGTCGCGGAAGTTATCGCAGTGTCTGCCAGTCGATTATTGACGAGGTGTTGCGTGACGACGCCATCGAACATGGTGAGGCCGGGAAATGACACCGGCGCAGGTCGATGAGTTCGTCAATGACATGATCACATCCGGGCGCTTCCGGACGCAGGGAGATATTGCCAAGTGCCTCGGCATATCACGGCAATACCTGATCAAGATCAAGCGCAGGGGCGCAGACAGGAAAATGTCCCTGGCGATCATGCAGATTTCCAGCGGGCAGGATGTCGACTTCACCAAGCTTAAGCCCGTTCCAGTTCGGCGGGACTATCTGAAAATGCCCAGTGATCAGAAATCCGACAACCTGATCGGACGAGCCGCGACACCAGAAGAGGCAGCAGCATTCCGGAAGCGTGTGCGCGACCGCGAAATGGGCCGCATCAGTCAGATGAGGGCTGCGGAGTGATCATGTCAATCCTGAAGATAAAACCCCAGTCGTTGGAGGCCGGTATGCGCAACAAGCCATGGACCCAGGAGCAGGTAAATAATCTTCGGTCGTCGTTCAGCGAATTGACCCGGAACGGCCATACAACGCAAGAGGCGATAGAGGTCATTTCCAAGCGCACGGACAGATCTGTGCAGTCTGTTCGCTTTGCCGTTTACACGTATATCGATGACCGTCCTGTTGAACCCAAAAAGGCAGGGCCTGGGCGACCGTTGAAGACAGCGGTCAACACGGATCCGGTTCCGCCGGTCGCCATGATCGATGGTATCGAGGTAACTGACTTCGGATCATTCGATGTCTGGAAGAAAGCCGTCGAAAAACTGCGTGAAAAAGGCCGGAAAGCGACCATTAAAGACGGTTGCTGCTATCTCGACGGCAAGACCGTTAGCCTGATGGTGTTCTGTCAGGAAGCCGGATTGGAGCTTTCCTGATGATCAGCCCGATCCACGAAATCAAGCTTGAGAACTGGTCAAGTTCCGATCCAGCCGTTCGTGCCCTGATGGCCGAAACCAAGCGGCGTGACATGTCAATTACCGGCATGGCCTCATTGGCAGGAATACACCACAGAACGCCCTACGCGTGGCGCAGGAAAGATCCCGGTATCAGCAACCTTCGGGCCGCGCTAAACGCCGTTGGCCTCGACCTTGCCGTGGTGCCATTGCAGCGTGAGGCGGCGGAATAATGAGCACAGGCGATCTCCCATGGTTCCGGTTTTACCCATCTGACTGGCTCGGTGGCACTCGTGGCATGTCCGCGACAGAGGCCGGAATCTACATCACCCTGATTGCCAATATGTACGACCGAATGGAGCCGTTGCCGGAAGATTATGACCGGCTGGCGAGGCTGTGCGGAACGACAAAATCAGCCCTGAAAAAGACCATCAAAACCCTGATTGAAGACAAGAAGATTGTCCGAATTGAAGGCGGTTTTTGGACAGATCAATTTAAGAAATGGGATAAATTTTCTGTTCGCCAGAAGCTCTCCACCGATCTACGCCAAGAGGTCTTTAATCGTGAAGGGTATCGGTGCACGTATTGCGGCGACGAGAACGGGCCATTTCATATCGATCATATTTTTCCACTTGCACTCGGCGGCCTTGATTCGAGTGAAAACCTGACGGTTGCATGTCGCTCATGCAATTTGAGAAAAGGCGCAAAAACCCTTGAAGAATGGAGGCTGATGCAATGAGCAAATCCTCCAATCCCTGGATGAAATTCTACCCTTCTGACTGGCGGGCCGATCCGGCCCTTCGTGTCTGTTCACTCGCAGCTCGTGGGCTGTGGGTTGAAATGCTCTGCATTATGCATGAGGCATCACCACGCGGCTATCTGACCATCAAAGGCCATGCCGTGACGGATGTGCAACTAGCGGCGCTGTCTGGCGCACCCATCGACGAGGTTTCCAACCTGATTGGCGAGCTCGAAACGATGGCTGTTTTCAGTCGCGACCGTGACGGGTGCATTTACTCACGTCGTATCCTTCGTGATGAAAAGAAGTCGAAAACTGCACAAAAAAACGGAAAATCTGGCGGAAATCCGAAACTAGCAAGTAACGGAAAACAAAAGCAAAATCCGTCATCGGATAACCAACAGGATAAGGGTTGGCATAAGGGTGAGGATAAAACCCAGAAGCCAGAAGCCAGAAGCCAGACTCCAGAATATAAATCTTCATTACATTCAGATTTATCCCCCCCACCCCCCCAGTCGGGGGGCGAGGATGAGAAATGGATTTGGAATGAGGGAAGGCTCTGGTTCATTTCATGCGGCCTGACCGAAACGCAGATCCCGTATCACCTCAACGAATGGCTGAAAGCCTATCCCGCCGATCAGGTCAGGGATGCCATTGCCACGGCTGGTGTCTCCGCGCCAAGCGATCCTGTCCGGTTCGTGGCAGGGCGGCTGCGCAATGGTAACCGATCCAACCTGCAAACATTCCCGATTGACCGGCACAAAGCCAAAAAAGACGCCGAACGGCAGGAGATCGAAAGATTGCGGGCCGAGCGTCAAGCCTTGAGGTCAAACCCGAAGGAGGCCGGAAATGTCGATTGATCCGAGAATTACCACGGTTGTCGACCGCATCGCCGATGCTTGGAATTATCCCATGACGCCAGGTATGCGGCTGGAATACGAGGAAGCGCTGAACGGACTCAATCCGGACGCACTCGACAAGGCGGTGACCGATCTGCGCGATTTGGTCGATCAGAGGCCATCGATCAGCAAGATCAAGCTGGCGTACGAAAGGTATCGGCCATCACAGCGTTCCGAGCCGGTCCGGCGTGAACATCCCTACGACATGGCCCGTGCGCTGGTAAACCGCGAGCGATCCGGCGTCATCGCTTCATCGAAAGCCCTGTTCGACCATATCCCGACCGATGCCGGGAAAGCAGCGCTTCGCGCCTATCTCTACGCCGCGGCTTGGGTCATGGCGCAAGGCGTCGTCAGTTCCCAGACCGGCCAGCATTTCCACATGACGTCTGATCGCATCGCGACCGGATACATGACATGGACCGCACCAGGCGAAGACCTCAGGGAGGCACGGAACCTGTTCAGGCGTGGTGCCAGCCTTGGTCGTATCGAGATCGAAGTTCCGGGTCGAGCCATGGAATGGTTCAGAAGCCTTGAAGATGGGGTCGCATCGAAGTCAATCAAGCGTGTCCCTGTCGAGGAATTCGAGAAAGAACAACAGTTTAGTGAGCATGGAGCCGTTGCATGACACACGAAACATCAAAGATTACGAAAAATAACCCCATGGAAGCCGGTAGTGACCACGGCGTGACAAATCATGACTTCGCGGTTGCGGTGACTCGTTTCGACGACGGCCACGAGATCGCGATGCCGAAGCGGATGACCCGCGACGAGGCGGCTCGGTATGCCGCAGTGCAGGGGTTGTTCTGATGGGCGCGTGCCGCATAGCCAAGGCAAGGATGACCGAAGATCAGGCGCACTTTTGGGCCAGTCATTGCCCGCCGGTGGTCAACACCATCGTACTTTGCGCGCTTTATGACGGGGCTTACAACATCGAAACACCAGACGGTGACTGGGTGCCTGTGGAAGTCATCCGCGACGATCCGCCGAGCATTTCGTCGCATAGCAGCCGCTATGCGCACAACGACCTGTTTTAACCAAGGAGAGTGAATATGACAGATGTGGTGAAGATGAGAGTCATGGGGTGGGCCGAGATGAAGCCGGACCTGTACGGCGGTGACGATTGTGATGAGCAAATCGCGCAATGGGACGCCTACATGGACGGTGACATGGATAGTGAAAATTTGGATGTCCTTGAATTGGACGCCAGCACGTTCCCACCCGGCACAAAAGTAACAATCGAAGTGCCGGAGTGTCCAGATTGCGGATCAGCGTCTGACGAATGTGTTTGCGGATTTGACTGGGATAAGTGGACAGAGGGGAGATACGCATGACCAACACCGAGGACGCTGTGAAGCGGGTTGAGGGTTTTCTATCAGCCGTAGATGAACGAAGCCCGCAAGCCGATTGCGCGATGGTTTATCATTATGCCGGGTCAGGATTTGATGCAGTTCAGTTGGGCGACCTGCGCACCCTGCTTTCCGGGCTCGAAGCCAAGAACAGCGAGATCGAGCGGTTAAAGAATGCTTTGATTGGCAGAATCACGACTGAAATGCACCACGCAGCACAGTCAGCAGTGCTTGAGGCAAGCGAGTCAGACGGAATGTTTGAAGACGAACCGTTCAACATCGTCAACGCGATCATCAAAACGTGGGGGTTTGACCGGACATGATCTACACAATCAAACATCTGATGAAATGGAACGTCGAATGCGAGATCGGTGGCGAGTGGGTTCCATGCCGTCCAGTGACGTACATGGCTCTGACACTTCGCGAACGGTTCCGCGCCGCTTGGATGGTGTTCACCGGCAAAGCTGACGCCGTTGTCTGGCCGGGAGGGCAGTGATGAGCCGAAAAACAGATGAACTTATAGCAAGCGCAGTAGTTGTTTTATCGGTTCTGTTCCTCGTTTTTGTGGTGATGACATCATGATCACCTACCGCGTCGAAGGCCGAACCCGTCAACCATCGGGATGGACAACCGATCAGGACAACGTCGTCGAATGTTCCGACCTCGCCATAGCCGAACAAAACGCACGGGTGATGTCATCGACTTGTGACCAGGTCAGGATCGTGCCGGTGGGGGAGGTGGTGTTTGTGAAGGGTAGCGAGGTGAAACAGTGATGCTTGGTTTTTGGGACTTCGTAGCAGTCTGCGTCATTTGCTGGACAGCGTTCTGGATAGTGATGGCGATAAGAAAATAAACCGGATTTGGTGACCAACTGAGCAGGAGCGGAGCATGGCAGCGGCGGAGCAGAAGAAGAAATATCACACCGTCCCGTTGGACGAGGAACAGGCCACCGAGGCCGTTGTCCTCAGGATCACGGCAGACGGAAAACGAACACGGCAAGGTGCGACCAGGCGAAAGCATGATGCAAGATTGTTCGACGCGATGGAGAAAAGCCCGTTCCAGTGTGAGCGGGCCTTTGATCGTATCGCACGGGGTTATCTCGTGATTACTGGTCAGGTGAGGGTTAAGGTCGCACGCCTTGGCCGTGACATCGAAGTTGCATCCGGCAAATCAGACGAGGAATCATTTCAGGAATACATCACCGGTCTGAAACGCGATTACCTAGAATGGGCCGAAAGCCTGATGGGGGCTGCTGATCATCCAGATCGGTTCATTCGTCATGCCGCCGCTATCGAAATCATCGGGGAAGGACGCAGCGCCAGCTTTGTTGATACCACTCGTCGCAAACGCAACGGATGGGCGCGGGACAACCTGATTGATGCGCTGGAGGTGTACTGCAAACTGAAAAGGTGGATGTGAAAAAAACATTTGACACAATCATAGCCAATGGCTATATTGGTCACATCAGCCATCGCGGCTAACCTCAGACAAGGAATTGTAAAATGTTCGTTCTTCATCACATTAATGATGCAACTGCAACCGTCGAAGAAACCGCGCAGAACGCTGCGCGTGAAATCCTCACGTATGACGGCTTCAAATATGAAATCCGCAACGAAGACGGTGAGTTTGTTCTTTACCATAGCAGCCGGTCTGAAAATGCTGGTGGCGGTTACAAAATGAACCCGACCACCATTTCAAGCTTTAATAAAGACCGGGATGCCGCAGAACAGGAAATCTTTGAAGAAGTGGTCAAACGGTCAACCGATTTTGCATACGGAAATATTGAAGCCTATGACCGGGATGCATTCATTAAAATGTGCGATGAAATGGAATGGCCAGAACTTTTGGAGCAGATCAATGATTGATCCGGTCAAAACACTTTCCGGACTGGCGAATCTGCCGACAGGCGAAGGGCTCACAGCCCTTCGTTCTGCCATAGCATACGCGCTTGATCTTGACGCGCCGATTGCGAAGCGCCAGCTTGGGGAAATCCTCGGCTATGAAGGATCAAATCTGCATGTCACGATTGACCGACTGGAACGCGGTGACCGAGAACTCAAAGGCGGGTATCTGTTGCAGGCCACATCTATTGCGCTTGCTGCGTCCCTTCATCTGCAAGGCATTGTCGTCATACCGCAATGGACATTCGAATACCCGGTAGACGATGAAGATGATGCCGGGTTGATCTTTGTTCGTCACAACTGGTTTCCACGCGCACGGTTCTTTGTCTCGCCCTACTCAAATGCTGATCTGACCGCAATCGGCGCTGAACAGATTGGACAAATCAGATCACATGATTACCCCGATGAAATGCACACAGTCTACTGCATCGCGGAGGACCTGCTTTCAGATCAGAGCTGCTGGTCTTCATTTTACGAGACAGCCGTTGCGCATCTCGCAGACTATATGAACAGGTCGGAGATTGATGCAGCAGGTTATTGACATTCGGGGAAAACTTTGTGTATAAATTTACTAAATTTGCGAATTGCGCCTTGGGAAACCGGGGCGCATTTGGATTCTGCGGGAGCGTTTCCCTCACTTCGGTGAGAAAACCCTGCGGATAGACGAGAGCGGGTGGCTTAGGCTGCGCCGCTCTTTTCTTTTGGAGAAGGCAGACATGTGCGGCGGCAACATTATCGACTGCAACCCAGTGCAATGGAATGGCAAACCAGCTTACAAGCTGGCGGTTCTGGATGCCGACCCTAACGGCAGCACCGAACGCGAAGTTATCATTGCGGATCATGATCGCAAAATTGGCCCGAAAATCGGGGAACGTGTTTGGTGGCAGGCTGGCGAGATGCACTTCGCCGCTGATCGCATGTCGGTGAAATTACTGGCAGCTTAGATATCACTCACCGGCAGCGTGCTGTCGGCTCAGGTGCTTAGGCATCTGCAATGACCCGCCCGTTCATTCGGCGCGGGTTTTTCTTTGCCCGTTGACCGGGTAATCAGCCCCCGCGTGATGTGGGGTCAGACGGCGGTGACGTGAGAGCGTCCCGCCGTTTTTCATTTCAGACAGAGGATTAGATCGATGACCAAGAACGAAGCAGAGATTGAAAACGAGATCGTTGCCAAAGGCCTGACCGCACCGCGCATCACGCCAGACATGATCGATGATACTATCGCGACCGAGGCCTATCACGTGTTCCCCGGCACGACCCTGACCGTTTGCGCACTCACCCTGCGCAATGGTTTTCAGGTTGTCGGTGAAAGTGCCTGCGCCAGCCCGGAAAACTTCAACCCGGAGATTGGTCGCAAGATCGCCCGCGACAATGCCCGCAACAAGATTTGGATGCTGGAAGGCTATCGTCTGCGCAGTTCGCTTTTCGATGCTGCAGTTCGCGACAAACCGGCTGAATAACAAAACCACGGCAGCGCCTTTCGGGGCCTGCCGTTTTCTTTTGAGGGTGTGATGACGCCAAGACAGCAACAGCAGCAACGTATTGATGACCTGATCGAACACGGCGCGGTTATTCCAGCTGGTGTCGAGGCGTGGATCAGTCGGTGGGGCAAGCCTGGCATTGAGCGTGTGGTCAAATGCGCGAACGAGGAATACGACCGCAACGCAAGCCCATCTGATCGCGGCCAACCACGGTTCATTTCCTGTCCGTGCCCCAAGTGTTCGGTGTAGTCGTGATGTTCGATTACGAGCCGTTTGTTGGTTTTGGGCTTTGCTTCGCTCTGGCGGTCTTCGTTGGGTACTGCATCGGCAATACCGTCATCGGGTGGCTCTGATGGACAACCCGGTATTCGCAGCCTTCGTTGTCGCGTTCGTCAAGGTAACAGGCGCTGTCCGCTTGGTGTGGCGCAAATTCAAGTATTGGCGCGGTTAAGAGATAGAAAAATGCCTGAGTTTTCAACAGACAATCAACCTGATCGACGGGGCGACCCAAAGGAGGCTGGAAACGCCCATAAAAAACGCCGTGTCATGACCGATGCATTGATGCTTGCGTTAAAACGTGAGGTCGAAAACTCGGACGGGGCGAAGACAAAGCGTTTGGTTATGATCGCCGAGAAGCTGGCAGAGCGCGCCGCCGATGGAGATATCCAGGCTATCAAGGAAATCTTTGACCGCACCGAAGGCAAGGCGGCACAGGCAATTCATATTACCGAGGGCGACACCATGTCGCATGAAGAGTGGATCAAGTCGCTCAGGTAAGGCAGCGCCTCAAGGATGATTATCCGTTCTATGCCCGCAACTGTTTGCGGATCAGAACAAAGTCGGGGGCGATTGAAAGCTTTGTCCTGAACAAGGCGCAGGAATACATCCACAACCGATGTGAGGAGCAACGGGAACGTACCGGGAAGGTTCGCGCCCTGATCCTAAAAGGCCGGCAACAGGGATGCTCAACATATGTCGGTGGCAGGTACTATCACCGGGTATCGCACAGCACCGGGGCGCAGGCCTTTATTCTGACCCATGAACAGGAAGCAACCAACAACCTGTTCGCGATGGCGAAGCGTTATCACGAGAACGTGCCTGAATATGTTAGACCATCGACCGGGGCGACCAACGCCAAGGAATTGAAGTTTGACGCACTTGACAGCGGTTACAAGGTCGGGACAGCCGGAACAAAAGGCGTTGGCAGGTCAAGCACGATCCAGTTCTTCCACGGGTCCGAGGTTGCTTTCTGGCCGCATGCGGAAACACATGCGGCTGGCATCTTGCAAGCTATTCCAGATGAACCTGGCACGGAATCGATACTGGAAAGCACGGCAAACGGCTTAGGCAACCTGTTCCACAAGATGTGGCAGGAAGCTGAGTCAGGGATCAGCGATTATATAGCGATATTTGTCCCGTGGTACTGGCAGCCGGAATACCGGAAGGAGGTTCCCGAAGGGTTCAGCCTTACCGATGAAGAGATCGAATATAAAGCAGCTTATGGGCTTGACGACGAGCAGATCGCTTGGCGCAGGACAAAGCTTTCGGACCTGAAAGACCCGTCATTGTTCAAACAGGAATACCCGGCCACGGCGGCTGAGGCATTCCAGATGACCAACCACGACAGCTTTATCGCGCCGGCCGATGTTGTCAGGGCGCGAAAAGCCGATCTGGTTGGCATCGGGCCGCTGGTGATTGGTGTCGACCCCAAACGTGATGGAACGGATAGGTTTTCTATTGCGTGGCGCAGAGGTCGCAAGCTTGAGGCCGTCGAAAGTGATGCATCAAAGATCGACACGATGCGCGCTGCCGGAAAACTCAAAGAAATAATCGACCGCGATAACCCAGCCAAGATGTTTATTGATGCTGGTGGTGGTGCCGGTATCTATGACGTTCTGGTGAGTTGGGGATATGGCGATATCGTCACCCTGATCAGTTTTGCAAGTTCGCCAATCCACCCGCCCAAACTGGATATCGATGGCAAGCCGATGGCGGGATACGCCAATCGCCGGGCCGAAATGTGGGGCCTTTCCCGTGACTGGCTTTGTGATGAAGGTGGAGCCGATATCCCGGACAAAGACAGCCTCCAAACCGACGCCTGCGGCCCAGGATACAAATACGACACCAACCAGAGAATTCTTCTCGAAAGCAAAGACGAGATGAAGAAGCGTGATCTCCTTTCACCGGATGAATGGGATTCCGTGGTTCTGACCTTTGCCGAGCCTGTGGCCGAGAAACGGCGATCAAGCAACCTTCCAACCTCGACCGGCAATCTGAAATGGAGGAGACGATAATGGGTGGATTTGTGAAGACCATCGCGGACCCGCTTGATCTTATCGGGGCGCGTGCTGCTGATAAGAAGGCGGATGCCGCGCAGGCTGCCGCCGATGAAGCATTGCGTCAGGTTGCCGCTGCGTCAGAAGAGGAAGAGGTGGTAGAGCAAGAAATCGAAATCGGGGACAGCGATGAAGAACTTCGTCGTCGCCGCGCTCGTGGTGCCTCGATCCTTGCGCCGCGTGATGATCAGGCGCTTGGTGGCACCATTTCGCGCCCCGGCGCACAGACACTGGGTTAAACCATGGCTGACGCAAAAATGCTTCTCAAGGAACTTGAGAAGAAGAAAAACGGCAGGAGCATCTGGGACGATCATTTCGATGATCTTGCCCGTGTCATGCTGCCGACCCGGCGCGGCTTTGTCACCATGGAAATTCCGGGTGAGGAGCGCACCGAGGACATTTATGACGGCACACCGATGCAGGCGGCGCGCAGTCTTGCCAATGCCATTGGATCGATGTTGCGCTCGGAAAAGATGTTCTTCATCAAAACCAGCGAAGGGGTTGAGGAGAACGACGACGAAGCCAAGGCGTGGCTGGAAGATTCACGGCAACGGCTTTATTCCGCCATTATGAACCCGCGCGCCCGTTTCATGCAGTCTACTGGGGAGGTTGATCTTGATCTTGTCGTGTTCGGTACCGGGGTTCTGTATGTTGGTGAGCACCCGAGATCCGCACGGCTTCAGTTCCGTTCCAAGCACCTGAAAGATACCTTTATCGGGGTGTCGGAAGATGGGGCCGTTGACCAGGTATTCTGCGAATATCACTGGACCGCACGCCAAGCAGTTCAGAGGTTCGGCGATAATGCCGGTAAAATGGCCAAGAAGAAGCTCATCGATAAGGAACCGGACAAAAAGGTTTGCTATGTCCAGTGCGTGTTCCCGCGCGACGATTACAAAATCAATGCCGTTCTGAACCGTGACATGCCGTTTGCGTCGGTGTGGATCGAGAAAGACAGCGAAGAAGTGGTGCTGGAATCCGGGTTCGTCGAGTTCCCGTTCGTGGTCCCGCGTTGGGATACTGCATCCGGTGAGACCTATGGCCGCAGCCCGGGTATGATTGCATTGCCAGACAGCAACAGCTTGCAGGCGGTTGGCGAAACGCTCCTCATGGCTGGCCAGCGCAGCGCCGATCCTGCCCTGTTGTTCCCGGATGATGGCATCATCAATCCCGGACAAACCGCACCGGGTGGCATTTCATACTATGACGCCGCGATGCTGCGCGGTTTCAACGGCAACCCGATCTTTGCCATGCCTTCGGGGTCCAACATGCCGTTGACGCTGGAAATGCAGAACGGCATGCGCGACCAGATTTTCAACGCCTATTTCCGAAACGTGTTCAACCTGCCGATCAGCGGCCCGGCGATGACGGCAACAGAGGTCATCGAGCGCAAGGAGCAGTTTATCCGCGAGATCGGCGCGGTCTTCGGGCGTCTGGAATCGGATTACACCGGGCCCATGATAGAGCGTTCGTTCGGGATCATGTTGCGTAACGGTGGTTTCCTGCCTATCCCGCAGTCTCTGGCAGGCCGCGAGGTTGTGTTCGAGTACGACAGCCCGGTGCATCGTGTCCGTCGCCAGATCGAAGGCATGGCGGCACAGCTTTGGTTGCAGGATGTGGGGCAGGCAGCGCAGATTGACCCATCTGTGCTCGATAACGTTGATGTCGATGCCTACGCCAAGTTTCAGGCCGAGGCGCGCGGTGTCCCGTCAACCATCATGGCAACCGCTGACGCCGTTGAGGCCAAGCGTCAGGCCCGTCAACAGGCGCAACAGCTTGAGCAGATCGCATCGCTTGCCGAACGTGGTGCAGAAGTCGCATCGAAAGTACCGCAAGAGTTTGCCGAGGCCGCACAGTAATGGAAAAATACGGGCTGGAAATCTTCGTTGTTTCCATTTTGTCCCTTGTCGTTGTGGGTGTCGCCTTTGTGGCATGGCGCAAGACCAGAACAAACGGGATTGATGCCTTGACCGCGCTGATCGGGATGATTGGGCGAGAAGAACGTCTTGGGTCGAATGACCGGTATCGTCTTTACCGGCGTGTCTTCATTGATACAGCGGAAGGTCGCAAGGTTTTGAACGATATCCTTGCCAACTGTCACATCTATCACACCAGTCACGGCAAGCATGACGCCCTGAACACCGCCTTTCTTGAGGGTGAGCGCAATGTAGCGCTCCGCATTGTTCACACGATCAACAAAGAACCGGCAGAAATGCCAACCAAAGCAAAGGAAGCGAGATGACTGTTACAAAGATTGGCTCCCCAGTTCTGATGTTCGGTGACTGGCCGTTTGGCCCGCGCATCTGCTTTGATAAGGAAGGGTCTGGTGGTGGTGGCGAAGGAACACCATCTGGTGGTGCGGAAGGCGCTGCCGGAGCAGAAGGCGGAACGCCAGCCTCCGATACTGAAGGAGGGACACCAAAGGCGCCGTCTGCCGGAGGCGAAGTACCCACGGCTACATCGTGGCGTGACAGCATCACCGATCCCGATCTGCGCAAACAGGCTGAACGGTTCGGATCTCAGGAAGATGCCATTCGTGCCGTTGTCGACATGCGCAAGAAGCTGTCAACCGCCATCGTCCTGCCGGGCAAGGATGCCAGCGAGGATGACATCGCGGCCTATCGCAAACGCATCGGTGTCCCGGAAAGCCCGGACAAATACGATATGCCGGTGCCGGAAGGTTACGAGCCGACCGAGGAGGACAAGGCGTTTCGTGGAGCTGTCTCCCAAAAGTTCCATGAACTTGGCATCAACGCTGAACAGGCCAAGGGCATTTCGACATGGTGGAACGAGTTCAATGCCAAGGCCGCCGAAGCGGAAAAGACGGCAAATGAAACCTATGCCAAGCAGCAGCAGGAAATGTTGCAGAAGAAATGGCCGGGGGACGAGTTCGCCAAAAATACCGATTACGGTAAGCGCGGTCTGAAAGCCTTTGCCGAGAAAGCCGGGGTCAATGTCGATGATCTCTTGCAGATCAAGACGGCAGATGGTCGTTACCTGCTGGATAACGAGCAGATGGTCCAGGTCTTCGCCGCGATTGGTCGTGAGTCCGGTGAGGACACTATCGGTATCTCCGAAAGCGAACGCGCGACCGTTCAGGAGAGGATCGCCGAGCTTCGCGATAAACGCGACAAGGCTCAGGGCGCAGGCAAGAATGATGAAGCCAAGAGGATTGATCAGCAGTTGATGGAATTGTACCGCAAGACTGAGGGCAGTACACCGGTCATTGGTGCAGGGCAGAGGCAGTTCTGATGTCTGACCGGGAACAATACGAGGCTGCGGACTGGATCAGCGGGTGCAGCGAAAAGGTTGTCAGTCTCGCAAAGGTCTATATGGAAACCGCGTTTCGTCGTGCCATGGATGCCTATGGCGTTGTTCTCGGCGATATCGTCTGGGAGATTAAGAAGCCAGGCGATGACCGGGTTCCTAATCCGCCCGAAAACATCGAAGACCCGCACCTGCTTTATGGTGCCGCCGAAGTCCTTTACCGGAAGCCTGTTGTTGCAAAGGCCGCGGCCGGCATGATCAATGACCTTGAACCCGAAGACCTTGAGAAAATGCGTATCGCAACCCGCCGTGCGCATCGCTCTGTTTATCCGGGCGCCGCTGATTTAAGTGATGCCCAGTGTGATTCCATCATCAACCGTCAGGGTCCTGAGACAGTCGAAAAGCTGATCAGGTCAGGCACGGTTCATTGACCTTATGCCGGGTAACCGGGAAGGCGTATAGACGGCGAGTGGCCTTCGGGAAAACAACCCCGTCACCCTGTGGTCCGGTTCACGCTTTTTACGGACGCGACAGGGATTTTTAGAAACATATTTCGTTAGGTCCTTTATCGCTGGCTACCCGGAAACGGCCCCGGCACCCGACCATTTACCAAGCATCCAGAAGCCCCGGATCGACGTCGAAGGCCCCGCCTTTGCGGCTACCCTGACATGTTTATCTGGCTACCGGACGGATCGCTCTCGAAAGCAACGCTCAACGAGGGTGATTTACCATGAGCACTTCAATTACCGTGGCATTCGTCAAGTCGTACACTGACGACGTGAAGGATGCATTTCAGCGACAGGGCAGTCTGCTGCTGAACACCGTGCGTTATGAGCCGAATGTTGTCGGCTCCACGCATACCTTCTATCGCATCGGCAAAGGCACCGCGACGACCAAAGCTCGTCACGGCAAGATCACGCCGATGAACCAGACCCATAACGCTCTCGAAGCAACGCTGGTTGACTTCTACGCCGGTGACTGGGTCGACAAACTGGACGAAAACAAGATTTCGATCAACGAGCGTCAGGCTCTCGCCCGTGGCGGTGCCTTTGCTCTGGGCCGCAAGATCGACGAGCAGATTATTACGGCTCTGGACAGCACGACCGAAGCCACGGTTTCCTGGACCGTTACTTCGGAAGCGGCAGTTCGTAATGCCCTGATCGAAATGGCCGAAGCCCTTTGGGCGAATGATGTGCCAAACGATGGCATGGCATTTGGCCTGCTGACGCCGCGTTCGTGGTCTCGTGCCATGACGGTCGAAGAGTTCTCCGATTCCGATTATATCGGGATGGAAAACCTTCCGTTCCGTGATGGTCCCGCAACCAATGTGCGCATGAAGTCTTGGAATGGCATCAACTGGATGATGCACACCGGGCTTCCGGGCACAGGAACGTCGTCTGCCGACAACTTTGTTTTCCATCAGACCGCAGTTGGCTATGCCAGCGGTCAGGAAATCTCGGCCGACATCACGTGGCACGGCGATCATGCCGCCCACTTCGTCAACCACATGATGAGCGGCGGTTGCGTCCTCATCGAAGACGCCGGTGTTATTCGCGGAACCGCGAACGACGAAACCGCGCTGTCAACGTCGTAAGGGGAGGGCAAGATCATGGCTTATGTTTCTGGCAACCTCGTCCTCATGGCGCAGGGTAACGGGTTTTGCCGTTATCGTTACGACACCACCGACACTGCGGCGACTGTCGATGGCGACGGTTATTTCAACAACGATGATGACGATCTCCAGCTTCGTGTTGGCGATATGATCGAAACCGTTGTCTGGAATACCGCTGTCCGAACCGGCACCATTGCAGATGTATCGCTTCACATTGTGATGGTTGTCGATGCCAATGGCACCGTTGACATCAGCGATGATATCTATGGCGCAACGGTTACCTCTGGTGACTGATGCCTATGTTTCAGACGGGGTTTCGGCCCCGTCTGTTCTTGTTCTTGGCAATGCGGAAACATTACCCGACGATTACGCCCGCGCCCGGCTATTGCGGCCTGACGCGGATATAATCGCCGTTAACAATGCCTGCCGGTTTAAAAGGCCTGATCATTTGTTTTCCCTTCACCCGGAAAAGATGGCGGTCTGGAAAAATGTCTGCCTCTCGAAATGGGGGCAACTGCCGTGGTGTCATGGTGCCAAAAGGGCGAAATTCGCCGCGGTTGATTGCTGGTGGCCCGATGCTTCAGGCCAAGGTTCAAGCGGCTGGAGTGCCGCCAAGCTGGCGCAACTTCTGGGATATGGGGAAGTCATTCTTTGTGGTGTCCCGCTTGCCCCGATGCCTTATCACAGGCGCGGCCCGGCCAAGGCATTCACGAACCGCAAGATACTGGAACATTACCGAAACGGCGTCAGCGCAGACACTGCATGGCATAGCCCGGTCAGATCAATGTCGGGCTGGACGAAACAGCTATTGGGAACAATCGAATAATGGTCAAAATTCGCTTCCCCGGTGCCCCGATCAGGGCACGGGTTATCCTCGATATAGCCCGCGAAAACGGATATCGGAACGGGGTAGAGCTCGGGGTTTTCCGTGGCGATACGTTCCGGTGTCTGGTCAAGAACGGCCTTTTCATGGCCGGGGTTGATACATGGCGACCAGCACCGGAACAGGAAGGCAGGCATAAGGATGGTGGCCGGTCTTATGTCGAGCATGATCTCGAGGGGTTTTATGTTGGCCTGCGCGAATGGCTGGGGATTGAAGGAACACAATGGGGCAGCATCAAGAAGGCAAAATATCCTGCACAGTTGATGAGGATGACCACAACAGAAGCGGCAAGCACCATTCCTGACAACCGTTTCGATTTTGTCTTCATTGACGCCGATCATACCTATGAAGGTGTCAAGGCTGATATCGAGAACTGGAAGCCGAAAGTGCGGCCGGGCGGCATGGTGATCGGGCATGATTACAACCCCCGTGATTTTCCGGGAGTAGTCAAAGCGGTTAACGAGATATTCCCGGAATTTAGCCTGTATGACGACCGGGTATGGGCGGCGCGGGTATGAAAATACGGGAGCCGATCATAATCGTCGGGACGCCAAGGTCCGGGACTTCGATGGTCGCGGGCCTTTTTCATTGCCACGGTGTCTTTGTCGGAGAATGCCGTGAAGCCGATGGCCTGAACCCGAAAGGCTATTTCGAAAATATCGAACTTGATGTCTTGCGTTCCGTTGACCTGCTGCAACGCCGCGCCGTTGGCAAGATTTTGTGTGGGCAGGGTTATAACGGTGGGCCATGGCTGGCGAAACATACGCCCCGGTATCACCATTGCTGGCGCGAGTTCCAGCCCAAGTTCGTCAAGGTCCGTCGTGACACGGAACAGGTGTTACGCAGCCGGATCGCAAGCGGTTGTTTCGATGAGACGGAAGCCGAGGCGCGGCAGATCGTCGACCGCGATGTCAATATCATGGAACGGCATATCAAGGGGCCGGTTGTCATGACCGATGAAGTGGCACGCGGCAGTTATGGCACGCTCCGTGCGGCAATGGAATTCTGTGGCATAGCCTTTAGCGACAGCATTGCAGACGATTTCGTGGAGGCATCACTATGGCACGGATAAGCTCCCGTCACTTAAGAATGCAACGATCCCTTCATGCCGCCAGCTATGGCGTTTCAGGCTGGAAATGGGCAGTTCCTGTTGCCGTTCTGGCCGGCGAAACCGGGGCGTCAACTATTCTGGATTATGGAGCAGGCAAAGGAACGCTTTCTAAGGTCTTGGCGGATCATTTCGATGTCAGGAATTACGATCCGGTTACGTTCCCTGATGCCCCAGGCAAAGCCGATATCGTGGTTTGTACCGATGTTCTTGAGAACGTCGAGCCCGATGGTCTTGACGAAGTTCTGTGCCACATCGGAACGTTGGCGCAGAAAGGCATCTTTATCGCCATCGCCCTGCATCCCGAAGAAAAGAACCGGGACGGTCTGGTCAGGCGCGATCCCGAAGAATGGTTCGGACTGCTCCGCAAGTTCTGGCCGAATGGCCGTGCCGATATCGTCGGTACCGGAACCAAACGCGCAAGGTTTATCGTCACATGCTGAGGGTTGTCTGCTGGCTCTGGTCTGATCCGGAATACCGGTTCAACCATCTTTTCCGCTATGGCCCGGAACACGTCAACAAGCTTCATAACGGTCTCAAACGTCACCTCCATATCCCGTTTGAGCTGTGCTGCATCACTGATCTCGACGGCGGATTTGATGACGGGATCAAAATCATTCCGATCTGGGATGATCTTCGCGACATGGGCGGCTGCTGGAACCGGCTCAAGGTCTTTTCGGCGGCGATGAAGAAAACCATCGGGCCGCGATTTGTATCGATTGATCTTGATTGTGTCATCACCGGCGATGTTACCCCGCTTTTTGATCGCAAAGATGATTTCCTGATCTGGAAAAACGTGCATCGCCATACCCCGTATTGCGGGTCGATGTTCATGATGAAGGCGGGGGCACGACGTGAGGTATGGGACCATTTCAATCGTGATATATCGCTGCGGCAATGCCGCGAGACCGGATTTGTCGGAACCGATCAGGCATGGATCGGCACGGCATTGGGTCCAGACGAGGCGGTATGGACCGAAGCCGACGGTGTCTACTCACTGGCCCGCCATATCGCATCCGCCAAAGAACTGCCGGATCGCGCCAGACGGAAAGGCACGACCATTGGTCTGCCTGACAATGCCCGGATCGTATTTTTCCACGGCGCGCGAGACCCATCCCAACCTGAACTCCAACGCAAACACCCATGGATTGCCCAGCACTGGCAATAAATAAGGAACCTGTGATGACCAAATCCGAAAAAACCGAAATCAAAGCACCGCTGTATCGCGCGAAACCCGGTTCGCTGGCAATTTCCGAACCGACGCCGTTTTGCCGCAAGTTCGCCCATCGTGCCGAATGCACCGTCGAGGACATGCTGCATCCCCTGTATTTTGCTGCCGAAAGCGGCGGGATTGAAGCCGGGGATTCCATTCGTGTGGTCTGCATCCGCGGCGGACGCGTCCGGGAAATGGCCGAGATCGTTATTGTCGAGATCAATGGACGCGAACTGGAAACCAAGCTGATCGGTGACGTGATCAGCTTCGATGCGCCGGAAAAGAAACCGGGCAAGCCGGACGAACCCAAAGGCCCGGAATTTGTCAGCGATGCGGGCACTGTGACCGGCGATGACGAAAACGGCTATGTCGTCAAGGTCAAAGGCAAGGTCGTTGCCAAAGTCGGTGACAAGCAGCTTGCCGAGAACATTGCGCACGGCAACGAACCCATCCCGGTAAAATAATCGAGGCCTGTCATGGCAAGCAAAGTCGGTATCGCAAACCACGCCCTGACGCTGATCGGGGAAAGGACCATCAACTCGTTTGAAGATGGTACGGCGGAAGCAAATTTCGTCAGTCGTCGTTATGATGACATCCGCGACGAACTTTTGCGACAGCATAACTGGGGTTTCGCGACCAAACGGCAGAAGCTTGCCCAAAGCGCAACCGCCCCTGTCTTCGAATATGACTACGCCTATCAGTTGCCGTCAGACTTTATCCGCTCCATTGCGATCTATGGCGATGATGGCGGTAACAGCATGATTGATTACCGGGTTGTCGGCGAAACCATCCAGACTTCATCGCAAGAGGTCTGGATGACCTATGTCGGTCGTGTCGACGATCCGAACCAGATGCCCGTCGATTTCAGGTCGGCACTGGCCTACATGCTGGCTTATGAGGGGACGATTGCGCTTTCCGACAATTCGTCGCTGCGTGATCGGCTGGCCGGTGACGTCGATAACAAGATCCGGCGTGCCCGAAGCAGTGATGGCATGGGGGATAGCCCGACCCAGCTTGCGCAGGGGTCATGGATCAATCGTCGATGGGGCAGCGGCGGGAGACTTCGGAAATGGTGAAGTCCTCTCCGATCCGCACGGCCTTCAATGCCGGTGAGCTGTCACCGCGTCTTCTGGGCCGCGTCGATTTCGAGAAGTATCGTAACGGTTCCGAGGTCATGGAAAACATCATTCCACTGGCCGAGGGTGGCGCCATGCGTCGAACCGGAACCAGGTTTGTTGCCGAGGCAAAAGACAGCTCCAAAAAAGTACGTCTTGAACCATTCAACAGTGGCGTCGATTTCAGCTATGTCATGGAAATGGGTGAAGAATATATCCGGTTTTATCGCTTGCAAGGGCAGATACAGACATCAGGCGTGGCGGCTTGGGTGACATCAACAGCATATGTCGTCGGTGATCTGGTGACAGAAAGCGGGACAACCTATTATTGCCTGATCAATCATACATCCGGCACTTTTGCAACAGACCTTTCCAATGGTCGCTGGTACGCACTGACCGACGCGATTTATGAAATCCCGACACCGTATCAGGAAGATGACCTTTTCGGCCTGCGCGTCGTCCAGAGTGGTGACATCGCCTATATCCTGCACAACGATTATCCGGTCCGAAAGCTATCCAGATTCGGGAACACGAACTGGGTTCTTGCCGAAGTTGATTTTATTGACGGCCCCTATCTGGATCAGAACACGACGGCCACAACACTAAGCCCTTCCGGAACAAGCGGTTCGGTGACGATTTCAGCTTCGTCCGTCACGGGCATCAATGGGAACACCGGGTTTCAGTCATCTGATATTGGCAGGCTGGTTCGTATCAAGCATGGATCGACATGGGGCAACGCCACGATTACCGCGGTTGGCAGCACTACGTCTGTCACGGCAACGACAAATGTAAACTTTGGCGGCACGACCGCTGTAACGGTGTGGCGTCTTGGGGCATGGTCGGAGACAACCGGCTATCCCGGTATCGGCACGATCTTCCAGCAACGGCTTTACACCGCGCGCAGCATTTCACAGGTGCAGACGATATGGGCCAGCCAGACCGCAGATTTCGAGAACTTTACCCCGGATGACCGGAACGCGACTGTCGAAGATGATGACGCCCTGACCTATACCATTTCAGCCAAGGCCGTGAACGATGTTGAATGGCTGGTCGCATCGCGTGACCGGCTTCTTGTCGGAACCACGGGTCAAGAGTTCGTTGTCCAGAGCGACGGTGCTGTTATTACACCTAACGATATCTCGATCACCAAGCAGACCAGTTTTGGGTCCGCCAGAATTGAGCCGCTTGAAATCGGGCATCTGGTTCTGTTCGTCCAGCGTTCCGGACGCAGTATCCTTGAACTTGGCTATTCGTTCGAGGCCGACAGCAACGTCGGCAACTATATGACCCGTCTCGCCAAGCAGGTGACCAAGGGCGGGTTCATTCAATTCGATTACGCACAGGAACTGGACAGCGTAGCCTATGGCGTCAGGGCTGACGGACAGATCGCAACGATGACCTATCGTCGCGAGGAACAGGTTGTGGCGTGGGCGCGGCAGATCGCGGGCGGCACAGATGCAAAGTTCGAAAGTGTCTCGGTGATCGCTGGATCAGATGGTGTCGGTCAGTTCAAGTCTTCGCTGGACCGTGATGAGGTCTGGGTTGCTGTCAGCCGCACGATTAACGGGTCAACGAAACGCTATATCGAGTTCTTTGAAAAAAGCTGGGATCGCGATGAAGACGATCAGGCCGATTCCTATTACGCCGACAGCCTATTTACCTATGACAGCACGGCGACGGACACCATCACTGGGCTAGGCCACCTAGAAGGCGAAACAGTGAAAGTTCTGGCCGATGGATCAATTCATCCCGACAGGATTGTTACGTCCGGTTCTATTATGCTTGACGGGGAATACAGTACTGTTCAGGTCGGCATTGGCTACAGGCATCGTCTGAAATCGATGAAATTGGAATCCGGAAACCCGCAAGGCACATTCCTTGGTAAACTCAAGAAAATCCTCGAAGTCTTGCCTGTTTATGAGGTTGTGCATGTCGTCAAGTTCGGCCCGACATTCGACGATATGGTGGAATACGATTACCGCGTGGTCGCCGATCCGATGGACGCACCGGCACCATTTTTTGACGGCGAGCCTGAGGACCCGATCAAGTTGTCACAAGAGGGGTGGTTACGCGACCCGAGGATATGCATTGAGAGCGATGCACCGGTTCCGTTTGTTCTCCTGGCCATGGCCTATGACACGGACCTGAAAAACGCATGATCGTAGACTTTTTACCGTCTCACCTTTTTGAAATTGACCTGCAGCCGGCGCAGCGTGACATGACGCCGTGGCTCGGGAATATTGGCCCATTATATGCTGCTGCGGGTCCGGCGAGAAGCGTTGTTGCGGATGATGGCAGGATCATCTTGTGTTGCGGTTTGCTGCCAATGATCATTCCTGGGCTTGATATCGGTCCATTTTCGGCGGCGGCATGGGTTCTGGCCGCGAAGATGAAACGCGGTGAATTTATTGAGGCGCACAACGCTGTGCGCAATCTTTTGGAAAAATTCGGCCCACGGTTCAAGAGGATCGAGGCTTACGTCGATGTGGATTTCAAGGCAGGTCATCGCTGGATGAAGACACTTGGGTTTCAGTGTGAAGCACCGGTTCGACGTCGGGCCGGGCTTATGGGGCGCGACGATTCTCTTTATGCCAAGATAATGGGGAAATGACATGGCATTTTTAGCACCTGCACTCCCTTATATCGCGGCGGCCGCAACTGCTGCCTCGGCCTATGGTCAATACCAAGAAGGACAGGAAGCCAAGAAGCAGGCCAGACGTCAAGCCGAAGTCTATGAAGAACAGGCTGAACAGGAACGTGATGCATCCCGGCAGGAAGAACAGGATTATCGCCGCCGGGCTTCGGCAATCATCGCGTCCCGTCGTGCAATTCTGGGCGGTTCCGGGGTTCAGGTCGACACCGGCAGCCCGCTTCTTGGAACCGAGGCCACTGTGACCGAGGCTGAACGTCAGGCCGCGCGGATCAGATCCGGTGGCGAAATCGTTGCCGGGCGGTTGGAACAGCAGGCCGGATTGACACGGGCATCTGGCTCAGCAGCAGCTACATCCGGGACATATCAGGCTGGGGCGTCACTTCTTAGCGGTGCTGGTAAAGCATACGGCATGTGGGGGCAGGGATAATGGCAAGACTTCCATCTGCGGTTAACATTCAGACCGTTGGCATCCGCCGCGATCCTGGCCTGCGCGTACCGAATACAGCAACCACCGGAGCTGCGCTGGTTCAAGCCGGGCAGTTTTTGGGCGGTGTTGTCGATGCTGTTTACGAGCAGGAGCAGCAACAGAAGAAAAAATTTGACGCCTCTGTCATCGCCGAGGCAACTCTTGCTGCAGATAAGCGCGCCAGCGATGAATATCAGCGTGTTCTTCTGGAAGAGGATGCGTCAAGTCCTGACTTTATAAAAAAACAGGAAGAATGGTTGCAGAAACGCAATCAGGAGATTCTTGCAAATCTTCCGCCAGAGGTGAGCGAGGCTGCGCGTCAGGATTTGCAGTTCAAGCTGGCGCAAGACGCAAACACATGGGCCATCCAATATACCGAGGATAGCGTTGTTGCCTTGGACAGGCGCAGCAAGTCTGCATTTGAAGGTGTGGTGGCAAAGTATGAGGCCATGGCCAGCCGTGATCCGGCTCGTATGACAGACATCCTCGCCATGGCAAATGACGAACTGGATTCATTCCGTGGCACGATGAAAGCAGATACCGAGTCAGAAGCTTTTAAAGCATCACAAGGCAATATCATCAACGCCACATTCGACAGCCTGATTGCCAAAGGTGAATATGGCCGGGCGAAGGAGATTATCGATAGCGGACGATATGACGAATATATCGATGTCAATTCGTTTAACGAGAAAGTCAGTCAGTCCATTGACAAGCGGCTGGCGTCGCTTGATCGCGCGCAGAGAATGTCCGACCGGCGCGAACAGGAAATCAGCGACGAGGTAACCAAGACCGGTGTTGATCTTGCCGCAAGTGGCGATCTCACTCTGGATTGGGTGCAGGCCAACAGGGATATCCTGTCTCTGGCTGATTACCGCGCGCTAAGTAAAGCTGCAACAGTTGATACGCAGGAAGATGATCGCCAAACAGTGGCTGATTTGTATTACGATATGGGGCAGCGTGTGGATGTCTCCAAGAGAGTTCTTGACGCCTATTCCGATGGGTTGCTAACGCGCGGAACGATGACGACGATCCTGAGCAGAAACGATACCGTTCAGGGACGCAGCGGGGCGCAAACGCCGTTCGAGGCGGCTTCGAATTATCTTAACGCCGCCTTGCGTCCATCTGATCTGAACGACAACCCTGATGCTGCCGCAGCTTATGCAAATGCGGAATCCGATCTGATGGACTGGTTTGACGAAAATCCGCAGGCCACAGTCAAGCAGGCAAAGGATATAGCCCGCGAACTGGCCGGTGCCTATCGGTTGGCTCCCGGTACATCGCTGTCTCTTCCGTTCCCGGATTGGATGGCGGGTGACAGAAACATCCGCGAACCTGATCTCGACGCAACAGAACAATCGATTATCCGCGATCTGTCTGCCGGTACGATCTCGCAGGCCGAAGCCATTCGTCGGGCAAAGACAATCAACAGATGGCGTGAATTCCAGCAGGAGAGCGCACAATAATGGCACTTGCACCAAGCACCAGCGATGCGACCGTTCTTCCGGGCAATGCAGAACCGGCCAGCAATGGCGGCATGATCGAACAGGGGAATATTGACCTTGCCGCGCGTCCGGTTGTCAGAAATGAAGACGGATCGATCAGCACAGTTCGATCAATGTCATTTTCTGATGACAGCGGAGCCGAGATCGTCATCCCGACCGTGAGTGATGATGGTCGAATTATGTCTGATGAAGAGGCTGTTGATACCTATTACAAGACCGGGAAGTTTTTGGGTAAATTTGACAGCACCGACGCCGCAATTTCGTTTGCAAATTCCCTGCATGAGCAGCAGGCAGATATGTATCTTGGCGACGATGCATCCGACCAATACCTGTCGCATCGTGAAGACGGTAACGGTGCCAACGAACTTATGAACCTGATGCGTCGTGTCGAGGCACGTGATGGTATCCAGACGCCAGATCAGCAACCTTCCGGGCAAGGTCCTGACGCTACACCAGCGGGGAATGTCACCGTTCGAAGGCTAACGACTGGCGGGTATGGTGCCTATGTCGATGGAAATCTTGTCGCTGGCGGCGCCTCTCCTGAGGAAGCAATGGAAGCCGGTCTACTCTCCATTGCTTCCGAAGGCGTCATGGATCGGGTTGGCGATGTGGCATCAGATATAGGTGGAGGCGTCATCGAGGCGCCGCGGCAGGCCGTGGGAGGCGCTGTTGATGCCGTCAGGGAAACAACCAATGCAATTGATGATCTCGCGGCATGGCTGAATGAAAATGTGGCCGATCTTGATATTACCATTCCGCTTCCCGGCGTTGAGGAAGGCGAAGAATTCGACCTGACACCGACAACGCTGATTGAATCCGTCCTTCCGGAAATTGACGAAGCCAGAACGACCACCGGCAACGTGGTGAGAAACGTTGCGCAGTTTGTGACCGGGTTCTGGGGTGCTGGTAAATTCCTTCGGGGCGCGGGCCTGCCAACTGCCACAACAGCAGCCGGACGCGCGGGAACTGCCATGGGGCAGGGTGCTATCGCAGATTTCACGGTGTTCGATCCAAGCGAAGAGCGCCTGTCAAATATCATTCAGGATGTTCCGGAGCTTGAAAACCCGATCAATGAATTCCTCGCCGCGCGCGAAGGTGACACCGAAATTGAAGGGCGCCTGAAGAATGCTCTTGAAGGTGCTGGGCTTGGAGCCCTAACTGACGCTTTTGTTTTGTCGTTGCGCGGTCTGAAAAACATGCGTGCAGCCCGTAACGTCAGTGGCGAAGAAGCAGCACTGCGCGAGCAGGCGGAGAAATTTGGCAGCGTGACCAGCCGTGATTTTATGCTGCTTGGCGACCCTGACAGCGTCGATATCGTCATCAGCAGACCAACCGCCAAGGGCATGATCAAGGACGCCGCCAACGAGGTTCCGCCCGTTACAGCGGAAGAACTATTGAGCGGACAGGGTCAGGGCGACGTCATGATCAACTGGGCTAGAATTGACAGCCCGGATGACATCAAAAAGGCCATGCAGGCCATGGCAGACCTGTCAAAGGAAGGTATTGATACGGCCCGTCGGGGGGTGCGAAGCAATGAGGCCACCAAGGCCGCTGCGGCGCAAACTAACGCGTGGGATGTTCTTGTATCTCGCCGCGAAGGACAGCCACTTAATGCTGAGGATTCCGTTGCACTTCGCCAGCTATGGGCCAGTGCAACGGAAACTTTGACAGAAGCAGCCAAACGCGCCGCAGCGGAACCGGGCGAGGCCAATCTGTTTGCGTTTCGCAAGATGCTTGCAGTGCAGGACGCTATTCAGAAGCAGGTCATTGCGGCCAGAACCGAAACGGCGCGGGCATTGCAAAGCTGGTCCATCCCGGCCGGAGGCAATATCGAGCGTGCCAGAGCTGTCCAGGATATCATCAACACCACGGCGGAAGACCCGGAGGTGCATCGTGAATTGGCCCGGAGACTGGCAGCACTCGGTGAAGCCGGCGAGTTTGACAAGATGAATGAAGTTGCTCGGCGCAGTGTCACGGCGCGGACCTATGACGCGGTTGTCCAGGCATGGATCAACGGCCTTTTGTCTGGCCCCAAAACGCACCTTGTCAACATGATGTCCAATACGTCAGTGATCTTTGCGTCAATGGCGGAGCGCGAAACCGCAGCACGAATTGCCGCACTTATGGGTGATGACGGCAGCGTTCAGATGGGTGAGGCTGTTGCGCAATGGTTTGGCATGGTGCAGGGCCTCAAGGATTCCTTCCGTATCTCGTCCGATGCTGAAAAAATGGGGACGGTCTGGCAATCCATCAGAACGGGGCAGAGTGGTTTTGGGCTGCAAAAGATTGATGTTCCACGCCAAGGCGCACTTGGTTCAGATGTCTGGAATGTGGCATCCGATACCGCCCTTGGTCGCACCTTGGATGCCATGAACGTTGTGACGCAGATACCGGGCCGGGCACTTGGTGCGGAAGATGAACTGTTCAAAACCATCGGTTATCGGATGGAGCTGAACGCACAGGCGTTACGTCAGGCGCGGTCCGATGTTTCGGCGGGGAAAATCCCTGAAACAGAGTTGAAGAGTCGTGTCGCGGATATAATCGCCAATCCTCCGCAGCATATTCGGCTGGCCGCAATTGACGCAGCTACCTACCAAACATTCAATAGTGCGCCGGGCAAGATCAGTCAGACGCTAATGAAATACCGCAACAGTGTTCCGGTGCTTGGGCCACTGACAGCCCCGTTCGTCAGAACTGTCGGCAATGTCATGAAATACACGTTCGAACGCACCCCGCTTGCCCCGGTGATGGGGCAGGTCCGGGCCGATATCGCAGCCGGTGGCGCGAGACGTGATCTTGCCTTGGCCCGTATCGCACTGGGATCTTCGGTAATGGCCTTGTCGGCTGATCTGGCTCTGTCAGGTCAGATCAGCGGCAAGGGCCCGGCAGATTCAGAAATGCGGGCAACAGAGCGCCGGGCAGGAATGCAGCCCTATAGCGTCAAAGTCGGGGATCGCTGGTATGCCTATAACCGCATGGACCCGATTGGTACATTGCTCGGTATTTCTGCCGACATGGTTGACATCCTTGCCAATGGCGATATCACCGATGACAAATGGAACGAAGACGTTGAACGTGCCGTTATTGCCACGGCAGCGGCTATCGGGTCCAACATGATGAACAAAACCTATCTGACCGGCATGTCGGACTTTGTCGAGGCGATGTCTGACCCGATCCGCAATTCTGAATATTGGGCTCAGGGGGTGGCAGGTTCGTTTGTTCCAACGCTTTCCGGTGAGTTTCGCCGCGCCGATGATCCGTATATGCGCGAGGTCCGCAGCCTTTGGGATGCGATCCGGAACAAGACACCCGGACTGTCCGAGGAATTGCCGCTTCGTCGCGATCTCTGGGGACGACCGATCAGCTATCGCTCCGGGCTTGGTGCGACATATGACGCGTTTTCCCCGATCTATAGTCGCAAAGAAGAACCGGAGCCGATTGATACAGAATTGCTTCGTCTTGGCAACGGCCCCGCCATGATGCCACGCCGCACCAGTTTCAACGGTGCCACCATCAACCTTGATCAATATGAAGGAGCCTATAGCCGCATGGTCGAGTTGGCCGGGAACGAGACGAAACTTATCAAGTATGGAAATATGGGTGCAAAAGATGCGCTAAATGCTATCATCGAAGGACGTAGCCCGTTTTCGGCAATATACAAGATGCGCACCGATGGTCCAGATGGTGGCAAGATGCAGCTCGTTCGCGCCGTTGTTGCCGAGTACCGGGAAGCAGCGAAGAAGCAGATGATGGCAGAATACCCGCAGATCGCCGTCGAGGTGCAGCGCAAGCTCGACAGTCAAAGCAAGTGGATGATGCAGCGTTGAGGAAGATTTCCGGTCTGATATTCCTTCTTGGCAGTCTGTCAATGTTATGGGGCATGATCTGGACATGGATGTCCATCATCATTGATATATCGAGGCTGTATGGTCCCGGCTTCGGTGCGGGCGCAATGATCGTCTCGTTTTTCCTGCTGCATTCATGCTGGAACTGGGTGTCCCTACCGTATCTGGCATGGACCAAACTTTGGCGATCTGTAGACCGAAGGTTTGATTAAAATATAAAATCATCGTCGGGCGACGCTCCGCCGATCTGAATGTCACACCACCACAAGGCCGCTCCCATTCGGGACGGCCTTTTCTTATGGAGCAAGACCATGACACTGAGCAGCGACGTAAGCCGCGCGGAATATAACGGTGACGGGGCAACAACCGTTTTTTCGACGGTGTTCCAGTTCTTTGCTAATGATGACGTCAAGGTTTATCTCCGTGACGCGGCAGGAACTGAAACGCTTTGGACCGAGGGCACGGAATATACCTTAACCGGAGCGCTGACTGGTGGGGCAGGCAATGTTACCGTTGACACAAGCCCCACCGATTACACACCGGCGGTCGGAGAGGTTCTGGTCATTCTGCGCACCCCTGATGAGACTCAGGAAACGGACTTCCCGCTTGGCGGTCCGTTCCCGTCAACGGCGGCGGAGCAAGCGATTGACCGTGTTGTCATGCTCATTCAAGCCTTGCGCGAAGAACTGAACCGGACGCCAAAACTATCAGTCACGTCTCTTGCCTCTGGCGTGGTTATTCCTGATCCTGAAAACGGCACTATTCTTGGGTGGGAAAGCGGACAGCTTGCCAACTTTTCCCCAAACACCGACGCTTATATCGGCTTGCCTTTATCATCAACCAATGGCGCTATTGTCACATGGAACGGCGTTTCCGGAAATGCTTTGGCTGATAGCGGAATTATACCCGGCACAGCAGCGGGACGAAACATTGGAACAGGAAATGGTGAAGTCCCCACATTTGATGCAAACGGCAGTCTCAGCGGATTTGCTTTTCTCGGTCATTTGCACGGCCTTACCTTGTCAAACAACGCAACAGATGCCACCAACGATATTGATATCGCAGCGGGTGAAGCAGTAAGCACCGAGATTAACCCGGTCCTGATGAAACTTTCATCTGGCATCACCAAGCGCCTAGATGCTGCGTGGGCTGTTGGCGCCGGCAACGGTGGTCTTGATACTGGTACTATCGCGGACACCACATATCACGTCTGGCTGATCCAGCGGTCTGATACAGGCGTCGTAGATGTCCTGTTCTCGGCTTCGGCCACGTCACCAACAATGCCTGCAAGCTATGACCGAAAACGCCGTATCGGCTCGATTGTCCGGCAGTCAGGTGCAATCCGCGCCTTCCTGCAAGATGGCGATAATTTCTGGTGGGAAGTTCCCGCGGCAAACCCATCGGTGACCAATCCGGGCGGCGCACCTGTTAACAGAACTTTGACCGTTCCACTCGGGTTGCAAGTGATTGCAAAACTAAATGTTGTCATTCGGTCAGACTCTGCATCAGCAGCAGTTTATCTGTCTGATCTCGATCTTCCTGCGACCGCACCTGATCAATTTGGCGTTTTTTCTATTATTGCTAATTCGGCTGCTAGTGTTGCATCTGGTCAGGTTGAAGTCCGAACCAGTGTAACCGGTGAAATTCGGTCCGAGTTCGATGCCAGCGGTGCAAACACGTTTCTTCGCATCGCGACGGCTGGCTGGGTGGATACGCGGGGTCGTATCTGACCCCGAAAATGCTGGTTTTCGCAATCCTATGTGATACAAGAAATTGATGTTATTCGGGTATGAGGGCAATATGAACCGTCGTCAATTTCTTTCCTTCTCAGCTTTAACCGCGCTTCCATTGCTTGCTTTAAAGCACAGGGCGCTTGCCGGAGTGAACGAGATGACGTCCTATTCAACATTGCCTGGCATCCAGAAAAACGAATTGCGTGCGTGGGAGCATTCCCCGTTCGTGCTGGACGGCGATCTGTACCGTGCCGGTTTCCGACGTATGAAAGGTGAAACCGTCGGTCGTTCGATTACGATTGATAAATATCACCCGGATATCGACGCGTGGCAGCGCATCGCAAATATCCCGTTCACCCGATATCTTGGCTGCATCATTGTTGAAGCAGGGCAAGTTTTTGCCTTTGCCACCACCGATACCGCAAGCAGTCCGAACAAAATTATCAGGCGTGAAATTGACCCTGCCACTTGGACCTTCACAGGTTCTGAAATTGATGTTCGTCAATCTTCTGCTGGAACCAAGTTTTATAACACTTCGGTTTGCAAGGGGCCGGATGGGTTCATTATGGTCTGTGAAACAAACGAAGGAACCCCATTCAGTATTCGGTTCTTGCAGTCCACCGACTTGCTGAACTGGACACCTATTGGTGATCTTTGCAAATCGACGACCTATGCCGCCTGCCCGACCGTGCGCTATGCTGAAAACGGCTATTATATAGTGCCGTACCTGTTTGATCTCAGTGGTGTTGGCAATGGGCCGTGGATCACGGCAATGTCAAGAACCAAAGATTTTGTCAATATTGAGCCTTTCCCCGGCAATGCCAAATACACCGCGTATCAGCAATTGCTGGCTCCTGACGGGGATAGGGATGGTGTCAATACCTCTGATTTCGATTTGGCCGAATGGGATGGGCCGAATGGCAAGGTTGTCTACTTCGAATACCTATTCGGGAATCAGTCAGGGCTGCACGCTTCGAACGGCGGTTGGTACGAGGGAACAATAATTGACCTGTATCGGGAGTTCTGGCCAAAGCCAAATATCGTTTTTGGAGACAGCAACGCTGTAGGTCACGGGGTAGCGGCTGCTCAGTCTTGGCCGTCTATCCTGTCAGAATCGACCGGTGCCGCGAAGACGGTTCACGCAGTAAACGGACATATGGCCGCTGATCAATCGTGGCTCCTTTATGGCATATCACCAGACGAGGAAAAAAATTACATCGTTTCCGTCGGGACGAATGATGCGCAGCACTACGGGACAGGCCCCGCTAAACTGGATGCGTATGCTAATTTCCTTCGCGCAATTGCTGTCTGGTGTGCTGCGCCATTGCGTTACACGGCTCGGTCCGGTAGCATGACATTCAGCGGTGCGTGGTCAAATACCGCCGTTAACTCTATCGGTAAGAAGACGACGGATAACGGGGCAACCGCAACCAAGACAGTGAACGGAACCGCTGTCTATATCGGTTATTTGCTGCAAAACCTTGCATCCAGCGAAAGCGTTTTTGAAGTCAGCGTCGATGGTGTTCTTAAGGAGACTGTCACGCTAAATGGCGTCACTGTTGGGAGCACCCTTGTCGGCAGAAGTTACGCCCCGGCGGCTATTCGCATCGGCGGTCTCTCTGACGGACCTCACGAAGTTGAAGTCAAGAGTGTAAGTGGGAATGCGCTATTTCTTGAGTGGATCGCTGGCTCCGATCAGATATCCAGGCCGCGCGTGACTGTTGCGGACGTTCCACGTCGTACTTCTGCCGGGTACGCGTCCGGAACAAACGACGACGCAAATGTTGCGGCTTATTCTGCTTCTGCTTTTGCCGTGGCGAATGAGCTAAGCGCAGATGGCCTTGAAGTTGCCACTGTTGACTTTTCTGCCGCAGTCAATCCATCTGTTCACCTGCAGGCTGACGGAACTCATCTTAACGCTGCCGGTCACGCAGCTGTCGCTGCTGCGTTCTAACAATCAGAAAACAATTAAAACATGAGTGCGGCACTTGCCGTGCTTTTGTGCTGCCGCCCGCACCGCTCCTGCGGTGTGGTGTGTAATATGTTCCGAATATTGTTGAGAAGGAACAGAACTGATGAAGAAACATATTGGGATCGCAATGTTTGCGGTCCTTTTTTTATTGCCATCTGGCCCCATCTCCGCAGGCCAGTCCGTGGAACCGGTATGCGGGGATCGCGCAAAGGTGCTCACCAGCCTTGCAGCCAAATACAGCGAAAGCCCTGTTGCTGTCGGTGTTACTGCCAGCGGCGGCCTGATCGAGGTTCTAAGCAGCCCTGATGGCCGGACATGGACGATCCTTTACAGCACGCCAGACGGTCGAAGCTGCCTCGTTGCCAGCGGGGAAAGTTGGCAAGAGATCAAACCACAGACCACCGGACCCAAAGCATAGCCGCAGCAGCGGCTTTTTTATGCGCTCACGAGGGGGAGCAGATGGCGGACAGCAACACACAGCCGCAAAAGTTTCACATCGAACGGAGCATCAGCTTCGGTCACATCCTGACAACCCTGACATTGATAGTTGGAGCCACGATCTTTTTTGTCCGGCAGGAAACACAGATCGAAGTCCTGAAAGCCACTGTTTCCGCCCTCGAAATCCGCATGGATCGCGAGACATCCCGCACCGACAACGCCCTTGCCGAGATCCGTGTCACGTTGCGACGGATCGAAGACAAGATTGATCGAAAGGCAGACCGACCATGATCAACCCGAAACAGCTTCGCCTCAACGTGATCCGCCCGACGCTGGAAGCTATCGGCCTGTGGTCGCAGTCCGCAGAGAACCTTCTAATGGGGACGGCGGCACAGGAAAGCCATCTAGGCACATACCTGGTTCAGATGGGCAATGGTCCCGCGCGCGGTATTTTTCAGATGGAACCGGCCACGCTTGAGGATATCTATGCCAATTATCTGGCCTATCGGAAGGATCTGCAGGGCAAGGTCGATGCGTTTCTGTCTCTCGCCATGACCAAGTCCGAAAACCTGACCTGTAACCTTGCCTATGCCGCTGCAATGTGCCGGGTCCATTACTTGCGCAAGCCCGGCGCGCTACCGCCCGCAAATGATCTGGCGGGAATGGCGACCTACTGGAAGCAGCATTACAACACCGTGCTTGGAAAAGGCAATGAAACCGAGTTCATCGAGAACTATAACCGTTATGTCGGGAGTGATTGATTATGGACTTCGATTGGAAAAGCGTTGTCAAAACGGTCGCCCCGATGCTCGGTACGGCCCTTGGCGGCCCTTTGGGTGGGCTTGCCGCCCGCACCATCGCTGGCGCTGTTCTTGGCGATGAAAACGCTACAGAGGAACAGATCGCGGAAGCAATCGCATCTGCCAGCCCTGAGCAGTTGCTTGCCCTCAAAAAAGCCGATCAGGATTTCGCGCTACGGATGAAAGAGCTTGATGTTGATATCAAGCGCATCGATCAGATGGACCGGTCAAGCGCACGCGAACGCGAAGTCAAAACAGGTGATAGCCTGACGCCACGGCTCTTGGCCGCGTTTATCACGCTTGGCTTCTTTGGCATTCTCGGGTTCATGATGACACATGGACTGCCGGAAGGTGGACGTGATGCGATGCTCGTTATGCTTGGAGCCCTTGGTACGGCCTTCACCGGCGTTATTGCCTATTATTTCGGGTCCAGCGCAGGCTCGAAAGAAAAGACGGCGCATATGGCAACGTCAAACCACAAACCCTAATCGCACCATCCTTGCCGACGTTCCCCGCCATATAGCCGCCCCAAGCCTGCCGATACAAGATCACCGGTCAGTGTTCTGTCGCCAGACCTGATATCAGCCAGTATCCTGCCATACCGATCCCAACCGATATCACAGGCCAGCCATTCGTTTCCCTGTAGCCATTGCGTCGTGAAATCCCGCGCATCGATTGCGGCCCGTTTTTCGGCCTCACAGTGGCCTTTGATCTCCGGGGTGTCGACGCCGCGCACGCGGATTGAGACGCGGCTCAGATCGTCGGGAATGCCGGGTATCGTTACGGCGAAGGTATCTCCGTCGTATGGTGATCCATCAAGCGGCCAGTTGTAGCAGTTGGCTGATGCTGGAAGGGCGAGCAGGCAAAGGGTTATGGCGAGTTTCACGCACAGAATCCTAAAGTAGTTGATAATCTCGCTTATCGTGCATTTGCAATGCCATGCGCCTTGCTTCTTTCGCCTCTGCGTTGGTTGCGCCACTAAACCTGATATAGTTCGACACTTCCTTCCATGCGAACAGTGCCGCACGGTTGTTCATATTTTCTGTTCTCACGTAGTATCGCAACATTACGCGCACCATCCCGATGACACGTTTGCTCGGCGGGGACGGCTGGCACAAATAGAGACTTTTGTACTCCTCTATTTCCATCATTCACCTTCCTGTGCGCTGTATTTCATAATAAGGGTTTCTGCGTTGTCGCATGCCCGGATTTCGGCTTTTGTCTCGCAACACATTACGTTGGAGCATTCCTTGAGTGCTGCCAAAAGCTCCTTGATAATGACATCTCGGTAATCGGTCAT